CTAATGCGCGACGGCCTGCACGTAGGCCTGGCAAGCACGCAAGGCGATCAGGGCGTTATCGCCGTCGTCGGTGATGCGAATAATTCGCTGAGCATGCGCCGGGTCAAGTCGGGCTCGCGAGGTTGCATGAACCACGCCGCCGGGGCTGGGGGCGGCAGGCACTGTGCAGCCAGTGGTGACGGTGGCGAGAAGGACTGACAGCCGCACATCAGCAGTGGCCAGGCGATCGCGCAGAGCCGCTTGATTACGCAGGGCATCGTTCAATTCCTGAATGTGTTGGTGATCGCTAGTAGAGAGTTGCTGTTCAAGGGCCAGGCGTTTGGCCTGTTCAGCCTGTTGTTGCTGAAGAATTGCCTGGCTTTGTTGGCTGAGCGCCTGTGTATGTCGGACCGATTGCAGCTCTAGCTGCGCCCCGTATCGCCACGCCTGCACCTGCCAAACAAGCGCCATGAGCAGGCACACACCGACCAAGCGAAACGCACCTAGGAAACGCATAGCACCGCCTTCGCTCGCACCCACAACCGCAAACGATCGTCCAGACCGTTGAGCCCACCATTGATACGGCGAGTGATGGTGGTGAACTGGTCTTCGTCGGCGAGCTCATTGAGGCCGTTGCTTTGCCAGAACCAGGCGGCAGATTCGCAGGCCCACTGTGGCTGCTCCAGCAATTTTGGTTGTCGCAGCAGACGATCGTCACCAAACAGAGCTTGGCTGCACGCCATGTAATTACGGCGCCCGGTGATCTGGATCAGCCCCCTGCCCCGATACATTTGCCCATCACCGTCCGCCTCAGGGGTGTTGCCCAGCCGCGCGGCCAAGCTGCCGGTGTCGTACTTGCTCAGGTATTGATCGCTACCCAATTCGCGCACGTACTGTAACTGGGCAGACTCGTGACCGATTTGGGCGAGGAAGGCGGCGACGCGACGGGCCGTATTGATCTGATGCCCCGCAAAGGCCGCATTTAGAAAGGTTAAAAAAATGCCCGCGCGAAGGCGGGCTCCAGGCATTACACCCAGAAGCTGAGCATGTGTGATTACCATGGGTTTTACTCTAAGGAAGGATCTACACCGATAAACCGCTGGCCTGGACCGTACTCCGATAGCCACCTTTTCGCTCGCCCCTGGATTTCACCGTTTTAATCGACCAGCGCCCTTGCATGAACCCCGGCCACGACTCATCCAGCAGCAACAGGCCTTCAGCAGCCAACGAAGGATTACCCGGGCAGACCACATCGATCTGCAACCCTTCGCGCCCCACCCGCCGCATCTCTCCCTGCGCCGCCGAGCGTGCTTCGTCCTCGCTCTGGTATCGCTGTGTCACCACTTTGAAGGGTGCGATGCCCACCTTGACGACACGCTGTTTTCCGGCTGCCGCGTCCCACCATGACGTTTGCGCGCCGTTGTATTTGGCACGGCTGGTTTCGGTGAAACTGGCGCTAATGAACGCGCGGTCACCTGGACGATTGTCATGGGTAATCGACAACCGTACATCCGGCAATGTCTTGCCCGACAGCGTCTTGATCTGGCCTTTGCGCCCCAGTACATACAGCTCATCGACAGGCTTGGCCACCGCATCGAAGCGCTTGGCCAGGCGCGTCAGAAAAGCCATGTCGCTTTCATTGGTCTGATCGATGTGCGCGATCGGCTCACCGTCGAGTTCAGGCGCCACACGCGGTGAAAAACCGTATCGGGTGGTCAGTTGGCGAAACAGCGCACCCAGGGTTATCGGCCCATGGCTGGCGGTGCGGCGCTGTTTGAATTCGTGCTCGTCGAACGGTGCCGCCGTGGCCACCAGCATCAGTCGCAATGGGAACATCGACGGCGTGCGCTGGGTGATCTTGAACACGCCCTTATCCACCAGGCCCGATTCCAGATAGCCAATACGCAGGCCAATTTTGCCGCCCAGATCGGGCAGCCCTTCAAGCCCCTCGATATCGAGGGTCAACTTCAGTTGATCAGATACAAACCCCGCTGCGTCGGTATGCTCCCACTCCAAGAGCCTCTCGTTGAATAACGCGGCATTGGCTCCGTATAGCTCCACTACAGGTGTAAATCCGAGTGCCATGATCGCTCCTTAATCCCAGGCGGAAACCGGCCGGCTCGCAACCGGTTGCGCGTCCAATTCGGGCACCAGTACGCTGACGCCCGCCGGCAGTACCGCGCCCTGTTCGGCCAACTCCGGGTTCAAGCGCCACAACGCTTCTTCTGCGGCGTCGTCACTGCGCCCCAGTTCGCGGTAGAGCAACAGGTTCACCGAGTCGCCGGCAATGCTTCGAACCCTACGCATTGACGAACTCCTCCAGTAACAACGTCCAATTGATCACCATGGCCGTCCCGTCGTCGATCACGCTGGCTTGTTTTTCACTGATCGACTGGATGGTCCATAGCCCCCAGTTACGCCCTAAGCCATCCACCAAAGGCAACGGCGCCCGCAGGGCCTGCAGGGTGCGCAACTCATCCAGGCGCGCCATGCCATTGGCACGCGCAGCCTTGCCGCCCAATGCCAGCGTTTCGAGCCCCTGGCCGACCTGGCTGGATTTAGGTTTGCCGGCAATGATGTCGAGACTGACCCAGCCCCCGCTGCTACCACGATCAAGCGTGTCGTAGGCGAACCCACGGGACAGCCCGAAAATAAAAGTACCCAAGACCATCTGTTGTCGCATCACACAGCTCCATCGGTGAGTGCTGCGCCGCGTCGCGTCGCCAGCAGGTTGTCCATCGACAGCGGGGTAAATTGCGCTTCGATCTGTTGCACCACGAGCGCCGCCAGTTGTTGATGGCTGGCTTGCTCAGGCGCGGTGATGGTGATTTGCGGGGCGAAGTTGATTTGGCGGTTGTCGGCTTGAGGGGCGTTGAGGTTTTTGCTGACCTCCGTGGGGGATGGCAGGCGATCGCCCGTCCCCATCACTTTTTCAGCCAGCCACGCACCGACGTCACTGCCCACGAAAGTGCCCACGGCACCACCGACTACCTTACCGATTGCGCCCCCGGCGACGCCGCCCATCACACCGCCCAACACTGTGCCGGCACCCGGAACGACCGAACCGATAACAGCTCCCGCCAGCGTGCCGACCGCTCGGCCTATCGCCATCCCGGCCACATCACCGACGACACCGCCGGCAACACCGCCGCCGATAGAGCCCACGCTAGTGCCAACCGCTTGCCCCAGGTTTCCGGTGATCGCGCCTTGCGTCATCTCGACACCGGCCTGGGCCACTACCAAACCCAGGGGGGCACCTTTGGCAAGCTTGCTCACCTTCGCCGCTTTGCCAGAGATGCCAGGGCCGGAAGAAGACGGGCGATTACCGTTGTGCCCGTCATTACTCGGGGCTTTGCGCTGGCTGTCCGGCGGGGTGGTTTTATTCCCGGCTGCCGGCCCCTCTCCGAGCACTTTCCCTGCGACCTTTTCGTAAATCTTGTCCTTCACGGCACCGAAAACACCGGAAACCACCGGGATCAGCACCGCCCCCGCCAGGGTGACGGCAGCGGCAGCCTTGGGCAGGCCCTCCGCGAGCCAAGCCACGCCACTGACCAGGCCGTTCATTGCGGTCAGCGAGGCATCCACAACGGGGGCCAGCGCTGTATCAGAGGCGGTGCTCAAGCGTGTGGTACTGGCCTCGTAGGCTTGCCGACGTGCGTAAGTAGAGTCCGCACGAACCGCGGCCGAACGCAGCACCGAACCTTGGTCGCCCAGCGTCGAAGTGGCGTAGGTGGATTTTTCTGCGACCAGCGAAAAGGCCTGTTTCACGCTGTCGATCACCGGTACCAGGCTCAGAATCGTCTGGTTGCCGTCGAACAACTGCGTCGCCAGCACCGCCTGCCTTTCAGCGGGTTGCGACTTGAGCGCCTCCAGCACCGTAAGCACGGCCTGTGGGGCGTCCTGTTTCATGCCCGCCGCGAGTACTTTTGGATCAAGCTTGAGCTCTGCCCAGGCACTGCGTTGCCCTGCAGAGGCGTTGTCGCCTTTAGCCAGGACGGCGCTGATTTTTTCCAGCCCGGCACCAGCAACAGCCTTGCTGCTACCTGCGCTCAACAACGCCGCCGAAAGCGCTGCAGCCTGTTCGGGACTCATGCCCGCAGCCTTCGCGGCAGCGCCCTGAAGTTGCACAACAGCGCCGATATCCGCCGATTCGGCCTTGAGCGATACCTGGGTGCCCAGCACGTTTGTTGCGTCGGCAAGGTCCAAGGCTTGTGCGCGATCAAGGTGCATTGACTCGCGCCAGCCGCCCATGATTTCGCCGGCATTTTTGACGTCGATCTTGAACGCCGTCGCCATGATCGCAGTGTCGCGAGCGAACTGCTGCAGGTCTGCCCGGCGCCCAACGGGGTCGATATTGCCCGAAGCGTCCTTACGATCACTGCCGATACCGGAACGGGCGGCGGCATACTCGACCTTCGCGAGGTCGACGGCACTGGCACCACTGGCAGCCACCACCGGCTCGGACGCCATGGCAAGGTTGGCTTCACGCAATGCCTTGCGCTCATGCCGGGCAAACATCAACAGTTGATCAATATCGGTCATCGCGGCGTCCAGCGCCTGCGAGGGTGTGCGCTTGTCTGTAGCCGCGACGGTCTTCGTACCCTCTGCGTTCCCGGCAGTTTGAGCTTGCCGGGCGTCCATCACCTTGAGCAACGAGACGTTGAACAGCTCCAGCGTATCGACCAACCGTACCTGCCCGTCCGCCAGATGCTTGATCTGCAAGCTGGCATCGGCCAATGCCAGGGCCAAACTCGCCGCACTCCCCGGGGCCACCTCAAGCGGGCTCGGCAGCGCTTGGGTGATAGGTTTGAGACTGGCCTGCATTCCTGTCATCTGAAGTGCGCCCTGAGTCATCACGCCGTCCTTGGCAATGGCTGACCCTGCTCCATGATTACTATCTGCCATTGCGCTCTACTCCTGTTTGACGCCAAGACGACTGATCGCAATGTCGTAGCGGCGCAATGCTTTGCCGGCTTCCCAGTCGAGGATTTCCGCTTCGTTTACCGAGTAAACCAGCGGCACTACATCGAGGATCACTTCGATGTCGCGCTCCGAAAGAAGGCCGCCGGTTTGTTTAAAAAATCGTCGACGCGCTCCTGCAGCTCGGTCCAGTCGGGCACGGTCAGGCCGGCAAGATCAGGAATCATCAGGCCGGTGCAATGGGCGGTGATGAACTCGGCACGCTCTTTGTTAGTGGCGAGTTTTTTCATCACCTTGGTAGCGCGCAGGGCGGGCATTTCCAGGGGCAGTTCGGTCAGGGTTCGGCCAGCGGCTTCCAGGGGTAATAGCAGGTGGACAGGCTGGTCGTGGGTCGTCACGTCCTGTTCTTTCAAGAAGAACGAGGCCGGGCGCGTCGACATTTCGTGTACGTACTGCGCAATGCTTACGTAGTCCGGGCGCTTGAGTTGGTCGAGCTCTTTTTCCGACAGGCCGGTGGCGAGTTTCGCCAGTTCGAAGAACTGGTCGTCCTCGTCATCACCGGCCCGGGCCAGCGCGTCTTTTTGCGCGGCGTAGAACAACGGTTTGAGTTGAACCTGCTCGATCATTGCACCCGTGTCGGCGGTGATCGGGGACAGCAGGATGTGCAACGGTGGCATCCAGGCCATGGGGAATTCCTTGTTGAGCGGTGTTGAAAAGTGCGAAAAATCTAAACCTGAGCATGGCCCCTGTGGGAGCTGGCTTGCCTGCGATGGCATCCACTCGATACACCAGGGATACCGAGTCGCCTGCATCGCAGGCAAGCCAGCTCCCACCTTGACCGTGCTCGCTTCAGATTGCGCCGGCCCTTAAGGCATCAGCACCGCGCGGCGGGCATCGCCAAGAATGTCGACGCCGTTGAGCACGAACTTCTGGGTGCGCACATCGATGTCGATCACCGAAATGCCATTTTCCAGACGGTTGTAGGTACGGCAGGACAGTTCCAGCGTGGTGGTGGCCTTGTCGCCCATTTTCAGCTTCGCCTCCTCCAGGGATTTGAGCTTGCCGCCCACGGTGTGGTAGGTGAAGTAGGTCTTGCCGTCCTGGTCTTGGCCGGCTTCACGCACGTTCAGCAAGATGTCGTCGCCCGTGCGCACGCCCAGGGCCAACATGATTTGCGGGCCGGCACCTTGCAGCACCAGCTTGGCATTGAGCACCTTGCCGCTCTTGGCCATTTCCTCGGCAATAAAGCGCCCGCCGGACATGGGTTCCATGTCGAACTCGATCTTCGGCGGGGTGAACTCTTCCACGGTTGCGGACAACGGCAGGCCTTGAAGGGTGGCCGCAATGGCCTGTCTGACTCGGTTGGTAAACATTAGAGAACGTCCTCCAGGAACTGCTCGATGATTTCATCGCGGGCGTTGAGTTGATAAACCATGTGTTCGTTCGGCGCGTAGCGGCCGTAGTCGATGACGATGAACCAGGTGCCGTTCTTGTACTTCTCGACGCTGTTCAGTTCCGGGTGCAGGTACACGCTGCCGCCGGGGATGGTTTCGTCGGCCACCAGGGTTTGCAGCCAGTCGTTGATGCGCTTGACCTCCTGGTCCATGAAGGACTTGGTGAGGTTCTTGGCCATGGCTTTCTGGCCGGCCTTGACCAGCTTGCGGCTGATGGCATCTTCCAGGCCGACGTAGCTGATGAACTTACCGGTGATGGAGCGGTTGCCCAGCAGCGAGAAGCCGCCGAGGATGGTGCGAGCGTAGTAGCTCACGCCGTAGCGGTTGAGCAGGTCGCCTTCGGTGGAGGTGTCGAGGATGTTGTACTCGACCACGCGGGAAACGTCCTCGGCGAAGGTCACCTGGTTACCTGGGCTTTCCCACTGCTTGACCTTGGCCAATGCGGCGATGGCCAGCGAGGATGGCGACAGGAACACGTTCTTCTTCGCGGCCTTGGAGTACACCGAGGGCATGTTGTGCACCAGCAGGCAACGGTCGAAGCCCAGGTCGGCCCCGCCCAGTTCGCCGCTGTAGGTCACTTGGTCGGCAACGGAAGCGTCCTTGCCATCCAGCACCACACGGGCCTTGATGCGCTTGCCGAAGGAGGCGAACTCACCAGCCACTGCCTTGGTGCCGGTAAAGCCTGGAGCGCCGATGATGGTCAGGTCTTCAGGCACGCTGCTCAGGGCCGCCAGGCCCAGCTTGCGACCGGTGACCGGGTCGTTGCCGCCGATCACATTGTTGATCGTATCGGCCGGGGTGGCGCCCTCTTCGACGATGACCACATAGACTGGCACCTTCACCACTTTGAGGATCTGGTACACCGCCTGGAACAAGGTTCCCGACTCAGTGCCGGTAGGGTCCAGCAACGCCTGAGTGGTAAAGCTGTTGATGCGAAACGGCGCGTTTTTCGGGATCGACGCATGGGCATTCGGCGCAGTGCCGACCAGGCCAATGACGTTATCGCCAAGGCCACCCATGGCCTCGGGGGATTCAGTGGCATTTACAGTGATGCCGTTGTGCTCGAAGTTCAGGACTTCTGCCATGGTTATTCAGCCTTCTTGGGGGTGGAGTTGAGGACGCTGGTCAGTTCCAGGCGGCCAGCGGTGCGCAGGGCGGATGCTTCGACGTCGAGCAGTTCCAACTCCTCGCCGGCGGTGGACCAATGGCCGTTGCCGGTGGGGAATGGGATGAGGACGGTGTAGGTTTGGCGGGTGGGCATGGGTGGAAATCTCCGGGTGGGAAATGTAAAAGCCCCTGCGGGGAGCGGCTTTGGGGAGGCGAAAAAAAACCGCTTTCGCGGTGGGTTATTTCAGGAAATCAGGCAACTCTGGCCATTCGACTTTGTAGGGATCGCCCGAGTCTTGTGGGACGTCGCGTACTGCCTGTCGATAAAGCGCAAGCTCACTACGTTGCAGGTCAGTCAGTGAGCTGTCTAAGGACTGCATTGCCTCTGTGGAAGCCAATAGCTGTTGACGACGAGTGCGTATAGAGGCCCATTCGGCAAGAGCAATAGACTCGGGGTTAGGTTTATACTCAAATTCCGACTTAACTAGTTCATTCACTTAAAATTCCACCTTATCAGTAAGCGATAGCTTCGAACTAATGGTCCCAACGGCAAACAAACCGCCGATACCGACTTGCATAGTATCAATACGGATGGTAGTCACATAAATACTTGGAAATTTCAGACGCATAATCACATTACCACTCGCGTCCGTGTAAATTCCCGGAGACATATTTCCGAATACAGACTTGTTCAATACAGCGCGCTGAGGTGAGTAGCAATAACCCACAATTGTCTCGTCCACGATGCTTGCACTTCCGTAGCTATAACCACGAATATTAAACCAGAACATCTGAGTATGAGTATTGATATTAACCGGCAACTTAAAGTGCATGTACACGTCAGCCGACGTGCCTAGATCAATGATGGGGAAACCACCTGACGCCCCGGTATTCTGAGGACCACCAGTACCCCATACGCCGCCTTGGAAGACGTTTAGCTGAACGGAACCTGCGGCCCCGACCAGCCCAACCATATCTTTTTTGCTGCGAAAATCATCAAACTCCGCCCGTGCAACGTCCATACGGTCGTCTATCTGAGAAATCTTACCGTTAACCGCAGTTGTCAGATTATCTGCGGCAGTGACCAAGTCACCAATTTTCTGCTCAATTCCCATAATCAACCTCTGAATTAAATACTAAGGAACAACGCAAAGCAGTCCCAACTAAACTTTTCGCTCCAGCTCCACCACCCGAAACAGCATACCTAAATGCCGCCCCATATTATTCACATTAGCAGCAGCAACAGCCGCCAACTCTTCTGTAAACAACAAATTAAGGTTGTGCTCCCCCACCACAATCATCACGCTATCCGCCGGCAACGGCGAAACATCCAGCGTGAACTTCTGCAACACCCGCGCCGCCGCCGCTTTATACGTCAGCAACGTCCCCGCCACGGAATACACCGCCAGCAAGGTGCCGCTGGCGAGGTAAAAACCGAACTCGCCAATCTCATACTCACCGTCGCCATCGAACAGCGCGGCCATCCTGAGTTGGCGCTCGCCCAGGTCTTCGTAATCGACGATGGCCACCCGTTGGCGCTCGTCACGCAAGGCCACTTCCGTGCCGTCGGGGTTGTAGCGGCCGGTGCCGGCGCCGATGTGGGTGATTTCGCCTTTGAGGCCCTGGTTCTTTGCCTGCAGCACTTCATCCAAACCTTTGGAGGTGAAGCGCACCAGGCGCGTGATTTCATCTGTCATGGCTGCGCCCTGAGGTCGTAATCGTTAATGGTGTAGTGCTGGGCAACCCCGGCACTGTTTAGCCGGGCAACCAGCGCCAAGTCCGGCAACGCGCCGTTCAGGTAGAACTCGCCGTCGCTTAAAGGCGCGTCGAGCACTTGCGTGAGCGCGAGCTGGCCTTCGGTTTCATGCACGATGGTGATCGTCGCCTGATCGCGTTCACTTTTCGCTGCGTTGATACGCCGGATCAGCCGGTTGTGATCGCCGCTGGACCAACTGCGCCCGATGATCGCCTGCACGTCGAAGGTGTAAGGCACGCCCAGCGGACGTTGCTGGTACCAGGCGCTGATATTGGGCGTGAAGCCCAATGACTCCACCGCATGACTCAGCGCCTTGGGTGTGCCGGCCTGGCGCTGGATCTGCCAGGACAAGGCCACGGTCAGGCGTTTTTCCGCCTCGCTGGCCTCGGCATCCCACTCGCTGACGCCACGGTCTGCGGCCAGGTAAGGCAGGAATTCGCTGGGGGTGTGCAGCGGGTTCATCAGTGCCGGAAACGGCGGGGTGACGCGCTCAAGCAATGTGCCGAAGCCCAGGTCCAACGCCTTTTCCAGCGGTGAGCTGTTGGCGGGCAGCAAACTCGCTTTGGGTTCACTCATAGCGTGCGCACCTCCACCTCGACGCCCGTGCAATGCGGGGCCTGGAACGCGGTGCTGACAATCGGCGCCAGCGGTTCGAGGATGTGCAGTTGCGCAGCGCCGGCGCTGTGGATGGCGTAGTCGATCCAGCTGGGGTCCACCCGCCCTTCCAGGCGGTGGCAGGACTCTGCGTAATCTTGCAGCAGTTTCTGCGCAGCCACTTGGGTCAGGCCCGAGTCCGGGCCGGCGTTGATCTTGGCCACCACGCGAATTTTGTAGGGCTGAATCTGTGCGCCCTGGACGCTGACAAGATCGGTTTCGGGCCGTACATCCGGCCGTGCGAAATGTCGACGTACACCGTCAAGCAAGTCGGCAGATGGCGTGCCGTCACCCTCCCTGGAAAGCACGGTGACCATGACTTCCCCCGGTGCGGTGCGTCGAGCATTGCCGTCCTTGATCTGGGCCGCATAGCCGTCCGGGTCGAAGGTGTAGGTGACCGTCACGACACCCGGCGTCGCGCTCTGTACTTTCACCGCCGGGCGCTCGCCGAGGGTGAACACTTCGCGGCGATACTGCATGCGTGATCCCGCTGCCGGCGCGTGGGGGGCCAAGTAGTAACGCAGGCGAGCGTCGTCGTCGCTTTCCAGGGTTGGCGGCACCGGCGGGAACGCGGCCGGGTCGCCAGGGTCGAGCATTTGGCGTTCCAAGCCCATATCGGCCAGGCGTGCATCCAGGTTACTGCCGGTTGCCCACCACGCCAGCATCTGCTTGATGCGGGCGTTGTATTTGCGTTCGTGGGTTTGCAGACGCACGCAAAAAGCCTCCAGGGCCAGGGTCAGCAGTTCGCTCTCGTTATCGAGGCTGACCTGGAGTTTGGCTGCGCTTTGCGGCGCGCGGGTGGCGACATAGTCGATGACAAACGCTTTGAATTCGGCCAGCAACGGTTCGAACTCATCCACCTTAATGATGGCCGGTTCCGCCAGTTGGTTCTGGCCGGGGATCAACATGCTCATGTCACGACCTCGAAGGATTGTTGGCGGTTTTTCCAGGTGCCGGCAAACCGAAGCAGCAGGCCGGCGCCCTGGCGGGTAGCGACGATGACCTGAGGGTCAAAGTCGCCAATGCCGTTATGGATGTTGTAGAACGCTTGGGCGGCGTGGCTTTGGGCGAGGATCAGCAAGTCGTCGCCCAGGTTCTGGCCGAGTAACTGCGGGATCAGCGAGCCGTACAGCGGGCGTTTTTGACGAGTGCCCACAGGCGTGGTCAGCGCCCGGGTGGCGCGCTGCACAAATTGCAGCCAGTCATCGACGGCTGCCCCGGTGCTCCTATCGATTCCGATCATGGGATGTCCTTATCGGGGGCTGATGACGCGTCCTTGATGGTCCACCACCGGGCCGCTGAAGTGCGTGCCGCCGGCATCCAGCAACAGGCTGGTACCGCCGATTTGCAGGGTGATGCCCTGGGCGTTGAGGGTCAGGCTGGCGGCGCCGACTTTGACGTCAACTTGTTCGCGGGAACCGCTGAAGGTGGTCGGGCCATTGGCCCAGCTGAAGGTGTGGCTGGCGTCGTCGTAGTCGCTTTGGGTGCCGTCTTGATGGCGGCGCCGGGTCAACGTCGCAACGCTGGAGACTGGCGGAAAACGATCACTGTTGAGGCCAAACAAAGCCACGGATTGCACACCGCCTTCTCCCCCGCCGTAGTTGAGCAGCAGGCATTGTTCACCCACCGTGGGGATACGGGTTTCAGTTTGGGCCCCGGCACTGGGGTTGAAAAAACGGATCGCCGGGGTGAGCAAGTCACCGTGGCTGACCTTGCAGGTGTTGCTGGCCGCGTCGACCTGCTGGCAAATGCCGATCCGACAAAAGCTCTCGGCGCGGCGGTAGAGGTCTTCGAGCTGGGACTCCATCTCGGCCAGGCGTTCGACGATCGGTCCCAATTGCATGCGTAACAGCGCGTCGAACATAAGCTACTCCGCCAGTGGTTTGTATTGGGCCGGGTCGTCGATGTTGGAGACGTCCCAGGTGCAGGCAAACAGCGGCTGGCCTGGAGGATCTTCAAGTAACGACGGCCCTAGATAGAGGGTCTGAGTGAAGGAAACCGTCCAAGTGTCGTAGTCCGCATCAAGGGTGCTACGCACAGCCGGAGCGGCGACGATATTGGCGGGCAAATCGCATTGTGTCGTGGGCAGGTTCCAACGGTTATCCAACACCAGGTCCATGAGTTGGCTGGCCAGGTCACAGGCATCGAACGCCAATGCGCCGGGAGCGACCATGGCCCTGAGTGAAATGCTCAGCACGTGGGCCTTGCGCCCTTCGCGAGAGCGAATACCCGGGCCGTTGCCTTCGACCGTGACCTGCACACCGGTTTTTTCGGCGTCGCCCTGGAAGTCCTGATGACTGCCGACCTTGAGGTCCGGGAAGGCTGCATGCAGCGCAGCGGCCACGGCCTGAGGCAGTTGGGATGGCTTTTCGATAAGCGTCATTTTAAGTAGCGTCCTTGCAACAATTACTGCGGGTCCTGGCGGGAGCCTTGGTTGATCCCGATGCGCTTGGCCGCCCACCGCTCATAAAGGCCGATAGCCACGTCGGCACCGGCCATGGCGGTCAGGCAACCAATGGCGCCGGCGGTCCAGATCGACATCCCCGCTGCGTAGCACAGCATCAGGGCCGAAACCCCGCACACCATGCACGCCCCGGAACGCAGGGCCAGGCGACGGATCAACGACCAACCGCGGGCGCCCTCCTTGTCGGCCCGCCACATCTCGCCGGATACGCCGCCGATCACTGCCAGTACGATGACCAGCCAGATAGGCATTTCCGCTAACGCTTGCTGTTCATTTGTCATGTCACGCCTCCTGGCTGAGCAATTAATAATCCATATTTCATTTACAGATGCTTCGATAGGTGGGCATTCCAAAAAGCCCGGTTGCCCGGGCTTTTCAGTAATGCTGTCCTCGGACTTTCGGCGCTACTGGCGCGGTACGGTCCTTTCCTCAATGTTTTTTCCGACCACGATCCCTGTCTGCCGGATAACTGCTTCTGGTGCTTTACGCTGCACACCCGGGTCAGTTGCCAACCCTCTGAACCGTTAAGGCCGGTTCATCGCTGCCTGTTTTTTGAAGCGTTAAAACTAAAGAGCGTCGGCATCCTTGCCGGTGTTGCCTGGCATCCCTGCCATCGCTTCGATGGCGTCCTTGCCGATGTTGCGTGCCTTCCTTGTCTTCCTTGGCAGCATCCTTGCCGCCTCCACCAGGCCTTGTTGGCTGGCTTGAGGTGAAGAATATGCATGTATGCATATACAGTCAATGCACAAATGCATTTATTTTTACTGCGGAAATGCACGTGTGCATTAGAAGCCTTGCGGGCTTGGGGTTTGGCGGTTTTCTGCAAGCGAAAAAAAACCCGCTCATGGGCGGGTTTCTTCTTACGCGTGGAGGTTAGCGGGCGTACATGCCCCACCAGAAAACATGACCGAGGATGCTGATCTGCTCATCCTGGATATCTTGGAAGCTGTAGTCCTCATCGGGGTGTTCATCACGGTTGAAGCTGCGCAGGCGAATCCCGGAAGGCAGGCGGTAGAGCTGTTTAACCCGCAACTGGCCGTTGTGATTGATTGCATACAGGTCGCCATCGACGATGTCGCCGATGCCGCTCTTGCCAGCATTCACACCGACCGTGGCGCCGTCGCGCAATACCGGCAACATACTGTTGCCGCGCACCGTCACGCACTTGGCCTGGTCGAACTGCACACCGTTATGCCGCAGGCTGCGCTTGCCGAACCGCAGGCTGGCCTTCTCGCTTTCCTCGATGACGAATCTTCCTGATCCAGCAGCCAATTCAACCTCGCGCAGAAAGGGGATCGACACCTCGTCGTCATTAACGGGGGTGTCGTCGTCCCACAGGCTTATGTCCTTGAGTTCCGAATGCATCGGGTCGCGCCCGTCATCGCGCAAAACGCCCACTGCTGCGCGCCCGCGCAGGTAATCAGTACTCACGCGGAAATACTCGGCGATACGGGAGATGTGTTTATCCGACGGATCAACGATCTTGCCGCTGAGGATCCGGGACAATGTGGATTGAGGCACGCCAGTGCGCCGGTGAAGCTCCGTGGGGGAGATCCGGTCGCGATCCAGCAGTTCTCTTAAGACAATAGAAACGTTGCGTTTTTGCATAACGCGGATAGTGACGGGAGTTTTTGGGGTTGGCAAATGCTAATTTGCATATCTATACATAAAATGGATGTATTAAGTGAAGTTTTGGCCAGTAACGGGGCTGTAATCGCGTGATAATTTCTACCCCCTACGGATTGACCCCGATGAGCTTCGCAACGTGTTTGCCGCTTATCAGGGACGACGTTCACGTGGATTTGCCCATCAAGCATATCGACAACTCTGGACGGCAGGTGTCGACAAGATTGACTACCATATTCCCGAGCAGCATGCACCGGCCGATCTAGCGGTTAAGCTCGGGCCGCCATCAGGAGCGCGTTGATAATATCGATCAAGCTGGGCTTGTCCAAAGGCGCAAAAAGCTCCTTTGCCGACTTCATCCGTGACGCAAAATCTGATCAGAAAAAGCGCGTCTACAGTGAGGTTCTGACTGAAGCGACCAAGCAGCAGAATCTCGTGATCATGAAGGCAGAAGCGAAAAGAGCTTGATTGCACCACCTTTCGAAGTCAGGCCCTGTGCCGGGCTTTTTATTGGGTCAATTTGCATTTTACCTAGCCGTTTGCAACCTGCGAACGCGCCACTTCGCGTGTTAACCTTGCCGCCATCGCAAAAAATGCTGGGCCAAGCGCCCCCTTTGCCCCATCACTTTCAACAGTTTAGACAGAATTCTCCTGAGATTATCGGTCGCATCCTGATCGGCTGGTCAATTTTACGAACTGCTTAGCCAGATTGCTGTCTGATTTTATGAATGGTCTCAACAGAGCATTTAGATACAGAAATTTCGGTCGATACACACTGTGTGAATAGTAACCAAATGACGAACGGGCTTTCCGATAGTTATTTTTCATTGACTTCATGCGTTGACATATGAAGAATCGCCATCCACTTTAAGTGGACCGTAAATTACGTTTTACGGAGCATGAAGACCATTTCTGGACCAGTTATGGCATTCCCCGGCACCGCCGGGACGAGGAGAAAACCGTGGGACACGCACTGAAAAAAACCGACCGCATCTACATCCCTCAGCGCGACAAATCGCGCGTGGCGGAACCACGTTCGGCTGAAGGCGTATACCAGGCTCAAATCGAAAAAGCCTTCTGCACAGCTTTCCAGCGTTATGAAAAGGCGTTTGAGGCTCTGGCAAAGGTCTAATTTGTGTCGACAATGGATACGTCTGCGCTAAGCGAGCATCTGGAGGGAATTCGCTATCTCACTCCAGGTGCTCTTATATGGATCAACAAACGCCTAATTTTAGCGCAAACCCCAACCGAACCGTTGGGTGTCCTCAGCGAAGAGCTGCTCCACTCCTCCCAGGCAAGACCTGCGACTCATAGGTACTACACGCAGACAAACGACATGTTCTGTCTTGCCGCGGTTCTTATGGAAAGCCTCATCAAAAACCACTGCTTTGCAAACGCCAATAAGCGAACTGCGGCGGCTGCTGGGTATATTTTTCTCCTGCTGAATGGTTACGAGCTGACCGCGCCCAGCGACGAATTCGTCGACATTATGGTTGGTGTTGCAACTCACGAGTACAGCGCTGAAGATCTTGAAAACTGGCTCGCTCATTGGTCACGTGATTTTGATGCTGCCGACCTTGATGGCCCGAATGAATACATGGAAATGTTTGGGCATTTGATAGTCAAATCAGCCTGCTAACCCCCCAATCCCTACGGCGTCCTGCCGGCCTGCTCGACAAGCCTCATGCCTATAAGCCATTCCTGAACCTGCCAAGTGCACGCGGCGCTGATCACCATCGCCAGCAAAGTGTGACCAGGATTGTACGGGCGTCATCACGGCACATCCTTGAAGAAGACATGGTGACCGAGGCGCAGCGTTTGCTTTGCCTTCGACGCCCAGGCCGGGGCCTTCGGCATCGTGGTCGCGTAGTAGTGCGTAGCGCCGCCGGTAGGATCCGGCACCGCACCCGACATCATCTGGTCAGCCGCGCACTGGACCTAGGCGAACTGCGCGGCCGGGATCTGCTTGGCACCGCTCAGGTACGCGTAGTTCGGGTCGTTCTGGTTCCAGCAGTTGAACTGCAACGGCTTCAGGCACACGCCAGCATATCCCTCCCTCACCAAGATACGGCCTGGCCGTCGAACACACGCTTGCGAATGGTCGAGGCCAAGGCAATCTGGTCTTCAAAGCCATCGCCGTACAACGTGCGCGCCAGGATGTCCCGGTCTTTCCCGGTTGCGTTCACGTTATCAGGTGCCCTGATACTCTTGGAAAAAAGCGGACGTAGAAAAAAGCGGACGCATTTATTTCCAGGACACAACTTTCCCAGTTGCACCCTCCCTATCACCACGCTACCCTTCCATTCGTCGCTGCCAATTCAGCGACCGGGCCTGATAACCCGTCAAGATGCAGGCGCAACAAGCGCCACCAAACCCGATTTGCAGGCGTTTTTTTTCGCCCCTCATTTCGTGCAATGGCGGCTGTGCGTGGGAGACCTTCGGGTCTGCCGGGTTCCTGTATCTCCGGTTTATCAGCCTGCGCACAGCTGCCACCCCATTCGCCTGATAACGAACGTGGTAGCTCTCACTTGATATGGGAGTTTTACCGATGACCGCTACAAATCCGCCTGCGTTAACCACCCTCGGCGTCACCCCCTTCTCCTTTCACTCCGACCAACCTCTATTCCGCGTCAACAGCGGTGTTTCCCTGCAAGAAGCCTTGCACCACGCCTCCGATCTTCTCCATGTCGCCAAACTGCTCGCAGAAGATGCGGCGATGACCAAGGAGACGGACCGTTATGCCTGGGCGTCGCATTACTTGCAGGAGATGGTCAAGGCGGTAGTTGATGATGTGGTGAAGGTGTTGGATTCGCCCGGCAACATTCAGTAAGTAGCTCGGAAGAGGGGCGCGGCGCATTTGAATAAATGCGCCTCCTCTTTTTGTGTTTTTACCTGGCCGAGAACCGACAGAACAACACGGGCGCCCTGTCCGCGTTACTCCGTACTGCGAATGGGAGCGACATACTAGAAACGAACAGTCTCTGCTGCGCAGCAGCAGGTATCATTACTCCTCCAAGCGCCACTGCCGAGGCAGTTATACCCCAAGAAAAGCAGCGCTCAATGATGTAACGCGAGCCGCCAGAAACGCCCGCTCGCGCATCCTGCCGAAGAAGGTAAAAAGGCTCTCGCCCTAACCATTAATTTAGCCAAGAAGCCCATGTTTCTCACAGAAGTCCTCCAGGTATCCATGGACGACGCTGAGGACGTGAGCAACAGGCAACGTATCCACGCCATTGGAAATCATCACTACTGCAGCCGGAGAGTTCAACGCGTCCCCAGCTCGCGCAATCCCTGCCCTTGCCGGAAAAGAAGTAAACCAAACGGAGGCAGGCTTGACCGCGTCATCGGTATGACGATCTGGGGCGTAATGTTTGAAGGAGTTCGCGATCTCACGACATACCGTGAGGTTTGGACAAGCATCTCTCAGATTCAACTGGAAGTTTGTCTTGGTAGGTTCCCCTACCTTCTGACCTTTTCCCCAAATCGCACGCTGGGACTCATTTCCGCTGTGCCAGATCCATTCACAAATGTGGAACGCCGTGAGGGCGCCGTTGATTGCAAAATAACTCGACGTGGAAAGGCTATCCACCGCATTGGAGATGTAACTGCGCTGCAGCTGACTTATCTCCCAGTCGAGCTTTAACAACATGTCGTTGATACTTTTCACTTGAAACGTGTGCACCGATCAGCCCCCTTTTTCCTTGTTTTAAGCGTTGCGCCTCTGCTCACCGACGTGGGATTGGCCTTGATCAATACCCACCGTCAGTTCACTCAATGTCGCACGACAGCAGATTGTGGATTGGAAAAATATGAGTTTTGCAAGCTGGGTAATGATCAACCGCGCCTCAGAACTCAACGGCTACAGCGAAGACGCTATCCGCCACAAAGTAAAAAACGGCACCTGGGCCCAAGGCCGCATCTGGCGTAGGACACCAGACGGCCGCATAGCAATCAACATGACGGAGTATGACAAGTGGCCGAGCTGGCAAAGCACAAGGGGATTGAGATACACGGCGGCAATTTGCGCGTCGTGTTCATGTGGCGGCGTATACGCTGCCGCGAATCCCTCGGCCTTCCGATCACCAAAGCCAACATCAAACACGCCGCCCTCTTAAGGGCGGCAATACTTCATGAGATCAAAACCGGTCACTTTGAGTATGGCCGGCACTTTCCTAACTCAAAGCACGCGACCAATTACAGCAGTGCCAAGGACGAAAGGCTTGGGGCATTGCTGGAGCGGTACAAGCCGTTGAAGGCTGTCGACATCACGCCGATGACCGAGGAGAAGTACGGCTATGCCTTGGACATCTGCACTGCCTTGGTTGGAATTGATCGTTTCGCCGGAGTTTTGTTGCCCGAAGACATTCAGTTGCTGAGGACGTTGCTGATTGCAGATCGAGCGCCGTCGACCGTCAATCATTACCTGGCAACGTTCGCCGGTTTCCTGGGCTGGTGCGAGACCAATGGATACTGCCGCAAGGGATTATCAGAAGCGTGCAATCGGTTCGCAATGCAAGACCAAGAGCCGGATCCGCTTACTCGTGATGAGTTTCAGTTGCTGGTCGATAAGGGATGCCTTCACCCTCAGGACTCTGCTGCGATTACGTTGGCCGTGTATACCGGGCTTCGACCAGGTGAGCTATGCGCGCTGGCAGTTGAAGACATCGACTTGGACGCAGAGCAGATCAACATCACCCGTGCCATAACCGCCAACGGGACGTTCAAGGTCCCTAAGACAGGGAAGCCGCGCTCAGTGCTTTTAATGCCCCCTGCAGTCGAAGCCTGCCGGGTTCTAATATCACTGGTTAAAGGTCACCCCAAGAGGGCTATTGAAATTTTCCAAAACAGGCACGAAAGCCGGAAGGATAACGTCACACCACTGCTCTCTCCGGCAACCCAGGCACGCAAGAAAATAATCAACTTCTGGTATGTCCCCACCGCTTGGAACACAAAATGGGCAGCTATCCAGAAACGCTCGGGTATCCGTACGCGCAGGCCATATCAAACCCGACACACTTACGCCTGCTGGTGCCTGACCGCTCGTGGAAACCTTGCGTTCATTGCAAAACAGATGGGCCACAAAGACTTCTCAATGCTGGTAGAAGTCTATGCCAAGTGGATGGACGACGAGTCACCGGCAGAACTTAACAACATCTGGCAAAATATAAAGTCTCGACATAACAGTTGAAAAAACACTCAGGGTGAGATCATCGCCCTGCACTGCTAAATCAATGAGTCATTCAGCATCTGAGATATTTTTCGGGAACAATAGCGCTGCTTCATACGCAAGGTTTTCCGCCTGGAATTTAAATTCGCCAAATGCCCCTTCTGTACTTCTACCACGGCAGGAGATGAAACCACCTCCGCCTCCGCCACCTTCTCCCGGACATTCAAGATCATCGAATCAAGCTGTTGAATCGTGACTTCAATAGATTCTTCTATACGCTGATAATATTTAATATCATAGCGCCGCGTCGATGGGAGTTCGATATCGCCATTCTCAGTGATATCACCCAACAATGATGTTTCTTGCGCAGCCTCCCTTGCAGCAAGCTCCCCTTCGTTTACGAAAGCATCTCGAACTTCATCTACAGCCGCGGGCGATGTATTTTGATGGCGATAGTCATTAGCAAATTTAAGAAAACTGTGAGTCGAGTAAATATAAAAATCCTTACCCGTAACCAATGAAAACTCTTCCATCAACTCAGGCAAAGGCCCAATAGTCTTACCACCACAGACTGACCACCAGTCCTCTTTTCTCTCCCCCGTTACCAAAATAACAGATGAGGATGCGTCCTTAGCTTTATCCAAGACTTGCTTCCAGAAAATCAAATCACCATAACGTTTATTGATCTCTCTTAATAGCTGGGAACCTTTGTGCTTATCTCGATCCTCAAATCCAGGAGGTATTTTTTGCGAGTACCTCACCTCACCTTCTATCGCCAGTGCAGCCAACTCAGAAGCTGTGTATGGGGGACCAACCTTACCGTCGAGCAATTCAGAAAGTCGACGTTTGACATCATCATCAGTAATCCTACCAACATGTAGATCACGACGAACTCGCAAATCAGCGAGCACAAGCTCCGTCGACTGACAAAAACTCTCATAAATTTCTTTCGAAACAAATGGCGCTCGATTTGGAATATCTATTTCAGACTTCAAGTCTTCAAGCTTCGATATAGCAGAGTCATACAACTTAGATTGATCATGAACAATTTTTGCACGATTATCCAAGTATTCAAACATAACCTGATACGGAATCCAAAGACTATCCTCTAAAGACTCAATCACTCTATAAAGGGCATCTCTTGTTTCATCCGAATACTTATACAACCCTGTTAAAACATTCGTATCAAAAACAAAAATACATTCAGACCATAGCTTTGTGATTTTTTCTGGTTCATTTGCAAAATGGTTTGGAAACAACGTCTTCATGAATTGCTCCATCAATTACATCGGAATGCCTAGCGAGCGTGCCACGTAAGAATTCGCCCATCCTAGCCTATGGCCGGGCTAAACAGAAAACCACTGGCCATGTTACCCTCAACCTACAAATTTGCTCAGCAACCAATGCGAGCTTGAGCGCCTTGCAAAAGCCCCATTTTTGCCCCAGCCATTTTACAGATAGCACCTAACCAACTGATGAATAAAGCAATTTCAGATCTGTCCTCCCACACCCCGATGATGCAGCAGTATGGGCTGGAGATGGTCTAAGGCCACGTATCACGCGGGTTTCAGTGGATGGGCGTCTAAAACTCAACTTTCATTTAGCGCCCTTTACACCCAATGAATGCGTGCTAGGTTGAGGTAGTTTTAGACAGGCCGAACGACTATGAATGACACTCATAAACTTGCGCAGATGAACCTCCCAACGCCGATTCAGAGCCGGGCGGCGTCCCACCTCGAACGTATCGCCAGGGCGGCTGACAATCCGTCTCGTATGCTGGCGGGAGAGCGTGCTGCCGGATTCGTTGAAGGGCTTGAAGCAGCACGCGCTTTGACGCCGGCCACGATAGAGGCATTATTCCTCATTTTCGACGATGCAACAGAATCAAATCCTGCGCGGTGAGTTTTGCCTCCCGCCCGGGTTTACCAGTTCATGATTGCCAATTCGCCAGTCACAGCGGCCGGCCCCTTCCTGGGGTTGGCAGTGCTGTAGCGAATGTCCATCGCCTCCAGACGGAACCCTTCAAACACCCGTCGGATGTCTGGATGATCGTTGATGCTGACCATCACCTTGCCTTGGCAAGTCCGCATGAAGTCGGCCATTCGCTCGTATTCGTCGAAGCCGAACTCAGCGCCGTAACCTGCCGTCTTCCAGTAGGGCGGGTCCATGTAGTGGAAGGTGTGGGGCCGGTCGTATTTCTCGGCGCACTTCAACCATGGCAGATTCTCGACATAGGTGCCGGAAAGGCGCTGCCAGGCTTGCGATAGGTTTTCCTCGATCCGCAGCAAGTTGATAGGCCGGCCTGTGGTTGCGGTGCCGAATGTCTGCCCTGTGGCTTTGGCGCCGAAGGCGTGATGCTGGAGATAGAAGAACCGTGCGGCTCTCTGAATATCTGTCAGCGTCTCTGGGGCCGTCATCTTTTGCCATTCAAATATCTGCCGGGAGCTGAGCGCCCACTTGAACTGGCGCACGAACTCCTCGAGGTGGTGCTGGACGACACGATAGAGGTTCACCAAGTCCCCATTGAGGTCATTCAAAACCTCGACCTTTGCGGGCTCCTCTCGCTTGAAGTACAGAGCCGCGCCGCCGGCGAACACTTCGACATAGCACTCATGATCAGGAAACAGCGCCAGCAGACGCTTAGAAAGACGGCGTTTGCCGCCCATCCATGGGACGATTGGGTTTGTCATTTTTGCAATCCTTTGCAAAGTAGGTTTTAGGTCATGCTAATTTTTTTTGTCGCAGATGTAGATCGGGCGTCATCACGGCACATCCTTGAAGAAGACATGGTGACCAAGGCGCAGCGTCTGCTTGGCCTTCTCCGCCCAGGCCGGGGCCTTGGGCATAGTGGTTGCGTAGTAGTGCGTGGCGCCACCCGTTGGATCTGACACTGCACCCGACATCACCTGGTCAGCTGCACGCTGCGCCTGGGCGAACTGGGCGGCCGGGATCTGCTTTGCGCCGCTCAGGTAGGCGTAGTTCGGGTCGTTCTGGTTCCAGCAACTGAACTGCCAGGGCTTCAGACACACACCGGCGTAACCTTCTCCCCACCATGATTTGGCTTTGCCGTCGAACACACGGTTGCGGATGGTCCAGGCCACGGCGATCTGGCCGTCCAAACCCTCACCGCGGGCTTCGCCGTACAACGTTCGCGCCAAAATATCGCGGTCTCTTTCGGTCGCGTTCATTAGATATGGCTCCAGGATTTTCGATTGACGATTTTTGAAATGGTTTGGAAGGCGACCCCGAACTCACGGCCGATGGCGGTCAAGCTTGCTCCCGCAGTCCGGCGCGCCCTGATCTCAAGCACTAAGTCGTCGTTAAGTTTTGCGCCGCCATTCTTTGCGCCCACTGGGACCGTGCCGTGACCGATCTTGTCGCTCTCGTTTTCGGCGTGAGTCTTCCAGCATAAGTTCGTGTAGTGAGTGTTTGCGGGATCTCCATCGCAGTGCGCCACCTCGCTTCTACCAATCGAGGGCGACTCTAGAAACGCCATAGCTACCAGCCGGTGAGCCTCGAAGTGCGCGTGCTTGCCATTGATCGTGAGCTTGAACCTGGGGTATCCAGCGTGATGCCAGCAGAACGATAGGATCTTGCCCGGAAAGGTGCGCCGGCCTGGTGTGCGCCGACGCACATGGCCGTATTCGCTCACCTCGTAATCGCCAGATGCGTGACAGAGGCGCCACTCAATGGCGTCGAGGCTGACCCCGACGGGTACAGGAATCTCCCTCATCGCCCACCCCACAGCGTGCGTGCCAGGATGTCCCGGTCTTTTTCAGTAGTGGTCATACTTTTCTCCAGGCAATAAAAAACCCGCTCATGGCGGGTGGCGGTGTTCAGGTGGCGTCAGACGTCCAAGTCTTCAGCGCTCACTGGCAGAGGGAAGCGCGCCTTGATAGCTGCCACTGACGCAAGCCATGCGGTGTAGTCGGGCTCACGTCCATGGCTTAAGGCGTCATAGTCGGCCTCCAGCCGCAAAGGGTCGGACTCGGACAGATAAGCTGCACGGCGAGACGCCAGGGCGATACCCATCAACGCCTTGTCCTTCTCAACCTCCAGTTGAGCTGATGTTTTCATCTTGCTGAAGTCGATATTCATTTGGGGAGGCTCACATTGCCGTCGGGTGGATTGACGATATCGGAAGGAAAATTCGCCGAATCAGTCGCGTCTGCACCGCACGGCAACAGTAGCGTGATGATCAGATCGCCATTCAAGCGCGTGATCTCTCCCAGCAAAAAGCCGCAGTCAACAGCAGACGACGGCAGCGCCGCACCTTCCGGCAGCTCGCGGAAGTCGAAGCTCTCACCGTTAATCGTCAGAACATCGCCTCGCTTACTGACAACCAGCTCATCGTCTCGACGCTGAGGAATCAATTTGATAATCATCAGAACCACCTGCCTTGCGCTGTCATGACGAATTCCGCCGTAATGGATCTTGAGGTCAGTGACATGAACAGCCCCTGATAGGTAGTTGCGGTAACTGCGTTCGGCTGGGAAGCCACGGTCATTGCGCGGGCGTTGATCGTGAACTCAGGCGCCGAGATGAAAGCAACAGGGAAACCGAATACGGGCGTTGCCCCAATAAAGAAGCCGTCTTGAGCAAAAGTCAGTGCCTGGGTGAAGGTAAGCGTTGCGCGACAGATCATCGTGCCGTCAGCAAACTTGGTGTAACTGCCGGACGCATTGGAGCCACGCTCTATCACAGCGCCTGTAGGCACGCCTCCCGTCTGCGATACCGTACCTACTATGGCAGCAACCGACGCAGATCCCAGGCCGAGACCATTCCTTGCTGCGGCCTGAGTTATGCCTCCAGTGCCGCCCTTAGTCACCGGAACAACGTTTTCAGTTGATACATCCCCCAGGCCGGCGAGAGTTGCCCCCCACTGCAGAACCATTTCATTCACGGCATCAGCCAGTGCTTTGGGATAACCGTTCACTGGAACGATGCCGTACGCCGCGTCTGCCGAAGTGGCGCCACGGTACGCCGGCGAAATCGATACGGAAGTATCGCTGGAAGGGTTAATCACTTGATAGATGCCGTTATCCGGCCCGACGAACATGTCGCCAGATCGACAGTTAGAAAATTTTGTACCCACGCCAGCCACAACCGCATTCCCATTGGTGACGGTGACGGTTCCTTCTGAAAACCAAGAAGCCATAGTTACACTCCAGACGTAAAACCCGATTAAGGATGCAGATATATTTATGAGCCATTTAGGCTCGCCATCGACACAGGCCCACTCATTTAATTCATGGGCTTCGCAAATAACAGCGAAAAGAAGAAACTGCTACCATTGAAATCGCCTATATTCTGAAGCCCAATTGAAACGCTATTACTTTCACGATTCCACCCACAACTCAACCATGAGTAGCTATCCCTTGCGGGCATATCCATCGCAATATTATTTATCAGTATATAACTACCATCGCTAATCGGAGCCGTGGATGTCCAAGTGAAAAACCACCTACCTGGAGATGTATTTACTGCCCCCTGAAAACTCCATTGTGTAATCACAGACGTAAACTGTGCGCATGGAGCGCCGTTATCAAATAACAGCTTTGAATTTGAATCCCACAACCTCAGCCCGTAACTTTCTACGGGCTTGGCCTCGTATGCGGCTAGGAAGTATGTCCCCGAAACATTTCCAGGCCATTCATTTCTCCAGCCGGTCCAGTTGCCGGGAGCCCCCAATAACTGAACCCCCTGAAAAGATGCAGTGGAGTCTGGCCTTGCAAAAACCAAAGGAGGCTCTTGGGAAGTAATCGGAGTTGGAAATACGGCACCTATAGGATCATACCTAGCGGAAAACAGTATAACCAACCTAGAATATTCAGAGTCTAAGACAACAACGCCTGAATTATTTTTAAACATTAATCCATATGACATTATCTGTACCTAAATACTAAAAGTCTTTGCGTTGAAAACCCCTTCTTACCTTCAGGCATGTTTCTATTTGCAAACCACACAGTAACTCCGCCATTCATTACCTGCACGTCAAACTGTGAATTCCTAGGATCTTGAGAAAATCTCCACGGCTCGTTTGGAAGGCATACCCCTACATGAGTCGCAATAGCAACTTCGGGTATAGGGATATATATATTTCTCGCAACGGAACCAACAGACGATGTTACCAACGCCGAATAGACAACCCTTACAGTGAATGAATTCTCATCTAGCTGTAGGTTGCCAGTAGCGCCCCAAATCCTCATTCCAAAATTCATTAGGAAAGTCTCCCCGCCATAAGCCTGAGAACCTCATTCAAGTCGAACACTGCAAGACCATCGTTGTTAAGAACGGAAGAGCCGCCCGCGCCAGGACTGCGAACGGTGAACGTACCTGCCGGGATGTTGATTTCGAGAAGCGGCCGGCCTTTGGAGTCGACAGTAGGTGAGCGCAGCACCATGCCCAGTATGATTTCCTGAACAAACGCCTTGCTTATGATCGCCGTGTTGAAAACCGCTTGACCGTTCTCGATGACAAACATTGGAACAACCTTGCCGTCGATCTCGTTCACCACGGCCATCCGCTGGGCCATGATTAGGAACTCTGACTGCTCACCATTGGACCCGAACGCAAAGCCCGTGGTGACCTTGCGGCCGTCCACGATTGTCTGGGCCTTTAAGGTGACTTGTGCGGACACCTTGCCGTCGAGGTTCACCACTGTTTCGTTCACCTGCTGAACCGAGGCATTGGTTTGGCCGATGCTCGACTGCAACGTCTCAGTGGTTTTCGCCTGCGCCTCGAATGCCGTCGCTGTCACCCTCTTCTCTTGGCTGAAGCTCGCCGTGCTTTCCCATGCCTTGATCGCTCCAGCCAGGTCACCTGAGCCGTCGTCACCACGAACAGAAGCCCGAAGCGCCTCATTGCTCGATGCCTGAGACGTGATCTTTCCATCCAAGTTGGTGACCTTGGTATCCAGGCTGGTGATCGCCTGAGCATTGCCGATCGCCTTTTGCTCAACAGCAGACAGATCGCTCTTGAGCTGGGTGATCTGCGCTGCGGACGTTTCGCGGTTGGTGGCAACCACCTGCTCCAGAACAGTCAGCGACGACTTGTTGTCGCCTACCTGTGCGCCCAGGGTGAGCAGTTGCTGGGCCATCGCATAATTGTCGCTTGCTCGCGTTTTGCGCTCGACGGCGAGATCTGCTGTTGATGTCCATCCCTTGATTGCGTCGGCCAGATCGCCGGCGCCGTCATCACCACGAGCAGCAGACCGCAACGCCTCAACTGAGGTGGCGGTGGCCAACACCTTTCCGTCGATTTCCTCGATCTTGGTTTCGATGATCTGGACCTGGGATACCAGTGCATCAGTCGTTTCAAGAATGGTGCCGATGTCGATCCAATACGTGACGTCGGGAGGCGTTGCGCCCACAGGCACAGGGCCTTTCGCTTGGTAGAGTCGCTGATCAAGCCGCACGATGTCGCCCTTCAGATAGGGCTTTGCCGGGTCGTAAGCGAGGGCATCGCTTACCTGCTTGATCAGATCCTCCAGTTCCTGCTTGGCTTCCTCGAGGCGCTCATTTACTGAGCCAGGGCCGTCGCCAGTGATGAGCTCTATCTCTTCGCGCAGGCTCTGGTACAGGGCGCCCTTGCCGATCTTCTCGGCGTAGTACGCCTCATAGTCGCTCTGCTTCGTGCTTGCCTGGCCATTGACTGCACCAGGTACAGGCCAGAACGGGCCGACGTTGCCGGTCCGGTCAACCAGGCGCGCCCAGAAGAACAGATTCGCCCCCGCCAACAGGCTGTGCATTTCGTGCGAGGCCTGCGGGTAGCTGAAGTCGCTCAGCCTGACTGCCGTCGTCAAGTCGGGCGACTCGCTGTACCAGAGTTCCGTCCGTTGGGTGTCCTCCGCACCTGGTGGGAATCCCCACTGGATGCCGATGCCATAAATCAGGCTGGTGGTGGTCAGGAACGACACCGCAGGCGGTAGGCCAGTCTTGCCGGTCAGTACCACCTCAGTGCTGGTGCCCCAGATAGAGGCCACGTCCATGGCGTTGACCGAACTGACACGCGCAACGTAGCGGCCGCTGTAAATGCCCTCAACGTCCGCGCCGAGATTCCCAGTGCGCGGCAAGCGGATCCAGTTACCGCTGTCCTTGCGCCACTCCACGTTGTACGCAATAGCCCCCGGCACCGAATCCCACGTAATACGCATACTGGTGACAGCAATGCCCTGCGACACGACGCTGCGCGCCTCGATGCCGATGTTCTCCGGCGGAGACATTACCCCGGGCGGGATGATGCTCGTTGGCTGCGGGTCAATCCGTGCACCCGTGTCGATCGCCTGGTACTTCAGGGGTTCATGTTGAGTGGCAGCTATTTTGAACTGGTGGAGTCCTTGCGGTTCGATGGTCTGCACACGAAAGCGCATCACGGCCAGGTCAGCGCTCTCCACGGACCAACTGCATTCAGCCTCTGGGAGCTCCGAATAGTCGGCCATGACGGTGACCAAGCGGCCAGAGACGGACTTCACGATGCGCCCTTCGGTCTTGCCGCTGGGTAGGTTGAGGATTAGCCGATCCTCTTCGTGCACCTCGGCATCGATATCGAGCGTGATCACACGTCTGGTCGCGGCGCTGATACGCCCACCATTTGCGAGCCCCGAGAACAACTCATCAGCCACGCAGATAATCTGGCCAGGCTCGACGTTGCGGCCCTCCATGCCGGTGGTGAAGCTTACCGACCACTCCTCATACTGCTCAGACTTGAGCGCCCAGATACCGTGGCGGATTGCTTCTCCCTCCACGGTACAGCCGAAACGCGAGATATCCAGCATCCGGTGCCCGAGCTCACCAATCAACTCTTCGTTGGTAACGGGGGCCGGCTGCGTCTTGAACTCGTTTTCAGGATTGTCCCAGGCAACCTTCGCCCGTGTATGGCGATCAGGGAGCGCTGCGGAGACGTACTCAAATTCACCGATGATGTTCGAGCGGGTGAAGACGTAGCCGTCCTCGTTGCCTGGAATATCCGCCACCATGGTGACCTGGGAACCGTTCCAGCAACTGCTCCCACGGAACACACTGGCCAGGTCCGAAAGGAGTGCGTAGCCCTCAACCGAATCCTGAATGTAAACGTTGGTGGTCATACGCGGCTGCATGCCGCCCTTCCCGTCTGGAACCATCACATCGCAATAGCGGCCGATCTCGTACAGCGTCCAATGGTCCACCATGTCGGCGGTGATGCGACGGCCCAGGCCGTAGCGACGATGCAACAACAGGTCGCGCCATACCCAGACAGGATTGTTGGTGTAGGCAAGCTTAAAAGTGCCGTTCCAGTCACCTGTATAGGTTCGAGTCTCCGGGTTGTAGTTGGTCGGCACCTGCACAATGCGGCCGCGCATCAGGAAGCTGGCCTTCGGCGTGTCCTGGAACTGCTTCGCATCGAACTGCAGCCCGCCCAGCGCCAGGTTCGGATAGCGCAGCTTCTTGTCGATTACCTCCGTCAGCCCCTTGATACGCATCAGATCTGCAAAGTTGGAGTCGTTGCGGTTAGGAGTGAGCCGACGCACGCGCACCAATGCACTGGTAAAGCCTTCAGGTAGATCGATTCGATGGGTGCGCTCGTATTCAGTTGTCCCTTTGTCGTCCAGGGTCGCCGACAAGACCGTTTGATAGCTTCCACCATCTACAGAGAGATCAATGGCGTAGTCGATGCGGTAGCCGATCTGATCGCCATTCGTCTTGACCTGCCAAATTTGCGGCCAGGACAACCGGATGCGCACAGCCGACAACTGCTGATCAGTGATCGCGCGCGTCCAGGCGTTATCCGACTTCAACTCAACCGGCAGCCCCTGGGACGCCTCGTTCTCAATGGCCGGAAAGCCTGGGATGTGTTCTTGGTCCACAGTGCCCGGGCGGAAATCCCAAACGGTACCGGGAAAGTTCTCGCTACCGTCAGGCGAGACCAGCGGCGTGCCGTTGAGTTTTACCGACCGTCTATCATCGACCAGGCCAACAATTGGCCCCTCACTCAAGGCATAGAGCAGTTTCACGGTCGCGACAGAAAGCGCGGTGTCGGGTGCTTTATAGGGCGTGTATGGCTTCTGCTCGCCGCCCTTGGCGCCCAAAACGCGGGCAGCAGTAGGCCGGCGCCGATGCTTTGCAGCAGGCGCTGTTGCGATTTTGGACATGGGTTTTCCTTACTGCTGATCTTCCGAAAAGACGCCAGCCGAGATGAGAGCGCCGCCGATATCGCGTTCGCCATACAGAAGTGGTTTGCAGCGGCCCTGGGCCGTGGTGGTGACCGCGCCGCCGAACGCATAGGAAGGCCTGTTGCCGTCGCCCTCCTTGTCCAGCACGCCAACCGGTGACGGAGACATGCTCATGGCGATGCCGCCGATCATCAGGCCAGCACCAGCCGCCACCAGGTAGTATTGCTGGGTGATCGCGCCAATCACCACCAGGGCAAGACCGGCAATCGTGGCGAACAGACCGCCTCCCTTGCTGCCGATCACAATTGGCGCGATGCGGATCGGCTCAACGGTGTCCTGGCGCATCTCAATCTCGGTATCGCTCAGGTTCCTCTTCCCGCGGAACACTGCGTAGGTCAGGCCGCGCTCTTCCGAAAAGCGCAAGAAGCGTCTGAAGCCGGGGATCTTCACGCACAACGCGTGAATTGCCTCAGCGCATGACGTCACGGCCAGGTGGTGAACGCGACCGAACCGGGCGCCAAGCACGCCATAAAGCATCACCAGCACCACCAAGGGCTGCGGGTTAACCGTTGTTTTCATTGCCATCAGTCAACCTCCTGCATGCGTTGGTGCCGAAGAATCAGCACGGTGTAATCGGCCCACATGCCGCCGTAAACGTCGCGGGTGGATTTCTTGTTGTAGCGGTGATGAAGGAAGGTGCCTGGGGCCGGGTGTAGTTCCGGGGAGCTGGTCAGCAAACCGTCACCCAGATAGATTCCTGCGTGGTTCGGTGCAGCGGCGTTGATCTGCATGACGATCATGTCGCCCTTGCGCGGCATCGAAACCGGATAGAAACCGGCCTCCTCGTAGTACTTCTCGTAGAGGCTCTCACCATCGTTCCACCAGCCGTCCCGGCGTGGATAGTTCGGTAATTCAATCCCATGCTCGCGCTCGTAGTAATCGCGGCACAGGGCATAGCAGTCCAGCAGACCATGGCCGAACTCGCGGCCAACCAGCGGGGCCTGGTAACCATCAGGCTTGAACTCGAAGTACTCGCCAGACGGCCAGCTCACAATCCCCCAGGGTTTTTCGTGCAATTCGCAGCTGACGCGATCGGTCATGCTCGGCATGGGCGGAACGTCGGGATGAGAGTGAATGATCATCGTCACCTCGCCACGGTCCTCCGCGTCACACTTATCCTCCGGGTTGATGATGAAGTGCTCGCTCGGTGTCTTGGCATCATTACGGCATGGAACGTACTTCAGCCGCCCGCCCTCACGGATCACCACGCCACAGCTTTCCTTCGGAAACTCCGCCTCAGCGTGCGCCTGGATTTGTTTCAGCATCACTTTGTTCATGGTTTGCTTATCCGATGAGCGCGGCGCCTGGTGCGCCACCGAACGACAAGGGGTTGCCCTTGCCAAAACGTAACTCGCAATCACTCGGCCGGCCGCCGCATCGATCCAGCGCCGGGTCGTCCACCGGGTTGCCGTCGAGGTCGAACATCCTGATGCCGGTATAGTTGCAGTCGGGGCCGCGGTACTCACCCCACAGGCACCACTCGCACCGGTTCATGATGAGCCCGCCAGGCAGGCGCTGGCCTTTAACGGCCGTAGGCGGCGCCAGCGAGAACACTACCTCCTCACGCAACAAGCTGGTGACCTGGTTGATATAGGAGATGTCGAGCCTCTCCATGGTGCTGGCCGTAGGGTTGCCCTCTGGGAAATTCGCAGGGTCTAGGTATTTGACGTAGGTTTGCCGAACCGTCAGCTTGATCCCGCTCATCCCCTGGAAGCGCCGGCATAGCGCTGTAATCGTTCCGTCAATATTGCTGATCTTGAGCATGGGCGTGGAGTTGTTGCCCTCAACGCTGCGCCCAAAGCCGCCCGTTTCGTAAGGCCTGGGCAGGTATGTCTCACCCTTCCAGATGATCGGCGTGGACTGCTGGTGGGCGTGGTACCGCAAGATGCCCATTCCGCGCGCTTCACCGTCCAGCTCGATCAACTGGATAATCGCGCCAGGCTCTAGCTTCTGGTCGTCCAACGTGATCATGGATTGAATACCTGCTGGAAGGTGGTGCTCAGGGTGTACTTCTTGTTGCCGTGGGTTTGCAGCTGCCAGCCTCCCGTGGTGATGAACGCGCCCTGAACTTCAAGCGGCGGGGTCCACAGAAAGTGATTTGCCCCCTTGTGCCGCTTGAAGAACTCCCGGATCGGCTTTATGTAAGCCTCCCCGCCCGTGAAGGAAACGGTGTACGCGCCAGCGACATTGTTTATTCCGACCGATAATCGCTGGCTGTAGCCGTTGCCGAACTTCGACTCAAGCACGTCAGGCTGGTCGTCACCGGAAGAGCCAACCCGGGGCGACCAGTTGAATACCTCTGCCATCAGCTGTTTCTCCGATTGTTTGGATCAAGCAGGCCGTTCTGGCCTTTCTCCTGCTGAATCACCTGCCGGGCGATCTTTGGCATTTCGGAACGAGCGGTGGCCAGCAGCGCCATGCCCATTTGCTCGTAGCCTTCCGGAGCGTTGACCGCCCCGCCCGAGCCGTCGCCATTGATGTGCAAGTGGATCTCCGGTGCCGCTCCTGAGCCGGTGGCTGCTGCGACAGATGGAGCGGTGAAGGCCGGCGAGATGCCCGGGCTTCCGACAAATCCGCCGGTTGCGTAGCCCGGCTTACCGCTACGGTTCAGGCCGATGAGGTAATCCTTCATCCCAGGCTGATCGACCACTTCCTTGCGGATGACGACCTCGCCGCCGTGAACCACACCCTTCGGCTCAAACTTGCCCCCGAGGCCGGTATAGCCACCCTCAGAGAAGCCGGCCAGCGCCATGCCGGCGACCATGCCGGCATTGGCATAGCCCGCAGCAAGCAGCGCCGCGCCCACCGGGATACCGCCCAGGATGGTCAGTTCCGCCGGTGCCTTCGCTGCAGCTATCTGGGCGTTCATGATGATTGACGCCACCGCGAACGCTTTTTGCGCTACAAACAATGCCTTGTACGCGCCGGACTGCTCGCCAGCGATCTTGCCAACCATATCGGCGGCCTGACCTGACAACTCGCTGAAGGTGCCGATCACGGCAACTTTATAAGCGCCCTGAATGTCAGAAAGCCTCGCCTGGTTCGTCTGGTTGATCTCGACGACCCGGTCCAGGTACTGCTGCTCGGCGGCGAGCTTCTGCTCATTGGTGCTTTGCTGGTCGGCCAGGATCTGATCGCGCAGATCCGCCTGCATGGACAGCTGCTTGTCGTGCCACTTTTTCAGGGCTGCTTCAGCCTCGGCGATCTTTACCAGCTCACCGGAGGGTCCACCTACCGAGGAGTCGATGCCGCCGAACTCCGGCGCCTCGGTAACCGTGGCTTTCGAGATGGCATCAGCGCCAGCGCGATAGTCGTCCGACGATAGCTTGCCGGCACGGTTGGCCGTTTCAAGCACCTGCATCCGCTCTTTCGTCGTTGCGAGCAGGGCTTGCTCTTTGGTTTGAAGGCTAGACATCAGGCCGTCATAGGCCTTTCTGGCATTTAGCGCATCAAGCTCAATCGCCTTGCCCTGAAGCATGACCTTGTTTTTCTCCGACAGCTTCGACAGCTCGCCCGTGGAGAGCTCGTAGCGGAGACGCCCTATCTCGGTTGTCTCACCGTAAAGCGCGACCTGCTGGGTAAGGTTGTCCAGGGTTTGCTTGTATGCATTGTTGAGCTGCTCAGCTTGCCGCTGGATATCCTCCGAGGCTTTCTTGGCTTTTTGTTGGGCCTCCTCAGAAGCCTTGGCCGCCGTTTCAGAACCCTTGATCGCGCCGGCTAGGATGCGCCAGCCCTCGGCAGTACCGGGGTCAACGCCCTCCCGTTCAATCCTCCGGTTCACCTCGCCAACCAGGTCGCCCCCATCCCTGACGGAGTTCAAGCGCTCAACGAGGGTTTTCGTGTAGGTGTTCCAGCCCTCAATAGTCTTCTTGTCGGGTCCCGCAATCTTTTTCAGCCCGGCGCCAGCCTGGCCGGCAGCGGTAGCCACATCGTTCAGGCGGGCGGTGAGCATATTGGCGACGTCGCCGTAATCGCCAGAGGCTTTGATCGCTTCGCCGTATGCGGACGCAGAAGCATTAATAGCCTTGGTCATCTCCTCGTTTGGGCCGATTGCCGCGACCAACTGCTGGCTAGCCGAGTCGATATCCAGGCCGCCGGCAATGCGGCGATTGAAGTCCGTCACCGCCCTGTCGCGCTGGAATGGGTTGGCCGAATAGGTATCGCCCCACTTGTCATTGCCTTGGGCAGCGGCGCGGATCTCGCGCAGTGCTTTCTGCGCCGCCACTTGGGCGTCGGCTTGCTGCTGAATCACTCCGCCAAGCTTGTACCGGGCCTGCTCTTTGCCCAGCGCAGCAAACTCCTTGCGCAACTCCTCTACAGGCCGCTTAAGATCGACGGTAGCCTGGCGAGCTTTATCGCTGTTATCACTGAACAGAAGGTAGCTGGCAGCCACGGCACCGACGGTCAGTGCAAGTCCGGCAGGCCCACCCATAACGCCAAGAAGAGCCGCCCCAGCACGCCCAGCCAGCGATGTCGCTGCTGATTGTGCGGACTGAGCTGCAGTTTGGGCAGCGGCGGCCTGCGCATCTGCAAGCCTGGCGATCCGCAAGCGGCTGAGAGCGGCTGCATGCCCATCAGTAAACCTTGTCGCAGCAACCTGCGCATTTGCAGCCACCGTCTCGGCTGCTGCCCGTCTTACAGCCATATTGGCAGCGTCAAGCTGAGCCCTAGAGCGCCCTATTTCAGCTGAGTTTGCTTCCCGAATAGCAGTAACCTGGGCCCACAGACTCTTGATCAAATCCCCCGCTTTCAGGCTGCCATACGCAGCGCCAACAGTAAGCGCCGACGCCGCAAGTACATCCATGTTTTCGGCAACAAAGGTAACGGCACGGGCAAGAATTTTGGTACTGCCCGTCGCGCCGTCCATCCCGCCCACCCAAGCCTGGAATGAGTTGCTGACGGTTGTAGTTGCTCGACTAACCGAGCCAGGTAAATCCTTGAACTCCCCCTGAAGGGTACCAAGCTGGCTAATCAGCGCCGGCACCACTTTGTCAATGGTAAGTAGGCCTTGGTCTGCCATTGCCTTGAGGTCTTTACGGGCAACGCCCATGCCGGTAGCAAGCGCCCGGATTACGCGATCACCGTTTTCATTAACTGAGTTGAACTCCTCGCCGCGCAATACACCCTGACCCAAAGCTTGGGAGAACTGCGTGATAACAGAGGAGGCTTCTGCTGCACCAGCGCCGGAAAGCTGAAGCCCAAGGGCCAACGCTTCGGTGACACCCAAAGCCTCGCTCGATGAGTAGCCAAACTCGCGCATCGATACGGACGAACGACTGAATAGACCTGCGTTGTCGGCAAAAGCAGTACCGGTGCGCTGACTGATCTCAAATAGCGCCTTTTGGCTTACAGAAAAATCCTCAGTGCTCGTAGAGGCTTGCTTCAGTCGAGCATTTACCTGATTCCAGCTGTCAGCCTGGTGAATGACATTCCCCACAGCAAGAGCGCCGGCCATGGCCTTTGCGTAGCCTCCCACTGAGGATGTAAGCGCCTGCATCGCAGAGCCCTGGGCTCGAACGGCTGCCTCCTGGGATCTCCACGAACTAGTCGCATCACGGTTTCCAGAAGTGATGGTTCGCAGATAGCTCTGCCCCATGCGGCCAGCCCTTGCCATCTCACGCTGATATGCGCTCGTTTCGGCTGAGACGCTGACGATCAGGGAGCGAAGGGTTTGCCCTGCCATGCTTTTCTCCAGACATAAAAAAACCCGCCTTGGCGGGTTATTTGGTTCTCTCACTACTGAGAATTTCAGAATTCTGATCGATGTAGAAACGCCATCGATTGAGGCAGTCGGCAAAAACAACTATTTTATTAGGCGGGCTACTCATCTGCTCAGAGAGCCCCACGTATTCAACTTTGTCGCATTTCATTTGCTTTGCTGACTTTAGGAGCGCTGCTCGCTCAGCGACTTTTATTCGCTCAACACCATCATCGCCCCACTGCTGATAAGTCTTCGGATAATGCTCTTTGGAGTAAACCGAAAGAGCGGACTCATCGATCACAACCTCTGAATCCGGCCTTTCCGAATTTCCACAGCCTGCGATAACAACAGCAACTAAAACCGCGCATCTCCTCATGACTATCTTCCTTGCAAAAGAGAGAATCTAGCATGAGGATAGGGCCCGGGCGGCGGTTGACCTTCGTCACTCGGATGACTTGACCATCAAGAACGCCTTGAATAGCTGTTCTCCCTCCTCGGCTTCCGCCACCTCATCAACAACCGCAGCCGCCTCATCCTTCCACTTTGGCATCAGGTCCACAGCCGAAACTTTCGCGCCCTGGGCCTGAAACACCGAAGCAGCAATGATCGAGGCCTGAATGTCACCCCGGGTGTCGCTCAGTGGAGATTCTTGGTTGTAGGCCATCCAAAGGAACAGTTCCTCCGCGCTCATCCGTGAACGCAGGTCCTGGAGTGTCATGCCAAGCCGGAGGGCAAGAGTCAGCATAAATGCCAACTCCGGCTCCTCCGTCAGTCGTTTCCCGCAGCATCCACCGGATCTTGCGCGCCAGCGCCGGCCGCTACACCACTCAGCTCGAAAACCTTGCCGACGAGCCGGTCATGCACTGGGCTGAAGGCGTCAGCTACGGAAGGCACGTCCTCGTCCTGGAACACTCGAGCATTGTTCTCATCGAGCAACGCCCGCACCAGGACGAATGCATAGAGCGGCGAGGAATGAATCTCCACCCGCGGCTCAAGCGGCGCCTCATCGACACCCTCATTTGATGGAGACTGAGCCGGAAGCCCAGCATCCTGACGGGCTTCAGCAACCGCCAAAGCAGCGCGGCGGCGATACTCAACCCAGTCGCCAGCGCTCAACGCCCTGACCACCACCTGGGCGCCCTCCCACTCGTCGATGGTGAGGCGCTCATGCTTGAAGTTGCGCATCGGGTCCAGTGCCATGGAGCGCAGATCCGCCACGGCGCCGATCTTCGTGCGCGCCATTATGGAGTCACCGGAGGCAGGTCGAAGGATACGGCGCCAGTGATACGCACGTTGAACGTGCCGTTGACGGTGCCGTTTGGCGCGGCGTCCCAGGTGAACTGGGTCACCAGACCGAGGAAACTCGAAGACGAGCCGTCCTTGAACAGCGACTTGAAGGCGCGCGGCTCACCATCATCACGAGCAGTACGCAGTACGGTCTGGGCTTCGTCGTCGGCCTTCCAGTTGCCGGACATGCTGAAGGTGCCGTTGTCGGCCAGGCCTACGGTGAACTCTTTTGCCTCACTGGCGAGCACCGTTACTTCGATTTCATCCGACTGTCCACCCTGGAACTGCGGCTGTTTGATCGTTACTGACAGATCGGCCCATTCAATACCGACCGCCTTGGGGTCGAGTGTGGTGGCTTTGGAAACGCTGAGAGCCGTGCCCTGCGTCTTGACGAACTTCGCTTTCGTTGGAGTTTGAACGGCCATGTGGCCTCCTATGGTTGCAGGGTGTATTCCCAGCTCACGCTGAAAAGTTTGGTGTCGTTCTCGAACACATCCGCCAGGCGGTCTGCGCTGCCGGTGGTGAAGTCAGCGTCATCCGTGGTCATCGCGGCAAAGGCCAGGCCAGCAAGCGTGAGCGCCTCGAGGAAGCTCTCCCCCCATGCGTCGAGCTGTATAGCGAGGTCGCTGGAGCCATCCCAGCCGGCGAGTGTGAAACCGGTGGTGGTGCCTACCGTTTGAATCACCAGGCGTGGCTGGGCGGCGTCCACCGGCGCAACGCCGAAGTACACTCGCCCGTCGACCAGAGGCGAAAGCCTGTCGATGAGGGATTTCTCAATCATTGGGGGTTACCGGGTGATGGCGTTGTCGATGCCTTCGGCCAGCTTGTCGGCAACGGCCTTTTCGATCTGAGGCAGGCTGCCGTCCCAAGATGGTCGAATAAATGGATGGGCCTGCATCTTCGATGTGCCCAGCTCCAGGAACTTCCAGTAGAACGGTGATTCGTAATCCGTTTTCGAGGTGCGCCCTTTTTTGCCGGGACGCTTGAGCGCCTTGGATTGTTTGCCAGTTGGATTTTTTACGCGAATACCGGCAGTAGCGCCGCCAGGCGTGTCAGCCTGTTTCACGCTTACCGCAATAATGTTCTTCTTCAGTTTGCCCGTGCGAACCGGTGCCGTGCTCCGGGCCTTGTCCCTGGCCACCCTGGCACCAGCCATAACTGCATCCCTGGCGATCTTGTTACCCACCGACTTGGCGAGGCGCTCGAAATCGGCCTGCAGCTCACCAAGCCCCAGAACTGTCAGCGATCCGTTGCTCATTTTGGCTTCACCGTTTTGCACATGAGTTTCAGCATGTCGCGCTGGTTGGTGGCCAGCGGCGCGATGATTTCGTAAGTGGTGCCGTCGTGCACCAGGTGCTGGCCCGCCAACACGTCCTTGCGGTAGCGGATGTTGATCTCAGCATTCACCGTGACCTGCATCTGTGACGCGGCCTCGTACATGCGTCCGGAGGGAATGTTGATCTCCGCCCAGAGCTTGCCCAGGTCGCCCCAGACCTTCGAGGGTTGGCCGAGGGCATCCTTGCCTTCGATGTAGCCGCGACGCATGCAGCGGTGACGCAGATCTCCAGCCCTCATCTAAACCCCCAGGCTGACGCGATAAGGCATCAACAGCGATTGCGAGCCAGATGGGAGCTCGGTTACGGAGATGCCGGTGACAGCATCCTCCCTGGAGTTGTAAAGCTTTCCGGCGATCAACAAGCAGGCTGCCCGAATGGATGGATTGACCAGAATCGGATCGGCGCCGGCGTCTCCGGCCAGAACGCCAGAAGCAAGAGCTTCGGCGTCAGCATAGAAGCGACGGTTCAAGAACTGCGAGGCGCTGTCCTCCGCAGCCTCCAGCACTAGCACCACGTACTCCTGATCCTCGCTTTCAGCCCTCAAGTGCTGCATGGCCTGCTCAATAGGGATGACTGACATCTCACCCCTCCTTCTTTATGCGGCGCTTCTGTTCCGACTTGTCGTCTTCCTCGGCAGGCACGGCGATTTGTCGAGTGATCAGCTCGCGACCATGCTGCTCTTCGGTCTCGAACGTCTCACCATCAAGAATCACCCCGCCATCCTTATAAAACGGTCGTAGTGCTTTTAATTTCATGCTCAAGCTCCTGACACCTGGCCGGCAATGACGGCCAGGTGCTCGCCAGATTAAGGCGCTGGGACGGTGAAGGTGCCGAAGATGAACGCTTCAGGGCGCTTGACGGCCAGCGCCAGACGCTCCTCGCAACGGATCGAGATCATGTTCTTCTCGAAGTCGTCGGCGTTTTCGGTCGAGACCACCACGTTGGCATCCTCACGGTCGAAGATCTGGGCTCCAGTCTGGAACGCACCGGTCAGGAACTTGCCCAAGAACGCTGGCACCTCGGTTGCAACGACCGGCAGGCCCCAGAGGGTAGGACCGGCCAAGCTAAGCGGGTTGCCGATGATGTAGCGGCCCAAGGTGTCCTTGGTCAGCTCAATCTTGGCCCAGTCGGTGTAGTGCAGGACGTGACCACTCGCTGGCAGGCGTGCAAGTTGAGCCTGCAACATGGCCAGGCGCAGCTCGTCGATCTGGGTCATCGCTTCCGGAGCGAATGCGCCAACATAAGCGGAGGCTTGCGGAACGATGCCGTGCAAATGCACGCCAGTGCCATCACCGAACAGAATTTCAGCTTCTTCGACATACTTCAGGCCGTAACGCATCTCGGCGTCTACGGTCGACTGAAGTTGCGCGAAGTCATCCAGGATCTGCTTTGACGCCTTGAACATATGCGCAAGGGTAGTAACCGGTGTGATCTTGGTGCCGAACTGGATATCGCTGTACGGTTTCTGAGTGCCTTCTGCGACCACTTTGGCGGCGTTGGTGAAGCCGGTTTGCTGCACCCAGAAGATTGCCGGTGAGGTGGTACGACCCGGGGCAATCAAATCACGGATGAACAGCCGCTGCTTTGGCATCACGTCGATACCTGGCAGGCGTTGAGGCTCCACAACGCCAGGGGCAACACCGCCGCTCAACAGTGCAGCATTGACTGGAACGCTGATACGGCGATTGCCTTGCACGCTCTTAGCGAACTCGGCGAGCGCTTCACTTTTGATAACCACGCCGCCCACGGTATCGCGGTGCTGTGCGGCGGCTTGAGTTGGGATGCGAGCAAACTCTTGCTCAAGTTCACCGAGTTGAGCCTTCAGTTGCTTTTCAGCATCGGTCAGCGTGTTGAACTTCAGCGCCATCTCGTCGACGGCGGCCTTAGTTTCGGCGGACAGTGTGCCGGCCTTCTTGGCCTCCGCCAATGCGGACTCGGCTTGAGCGCTGAACGCGCTGGAAGCCTGCTTCAACTCTGCGCTGAATTTATTCAGCAGATCTTGCGAATCAGACATTGTATTTCTCCTGGATTTTCTTGCTGGCTGCCGAAAGCTCTGCGAAGAAGCTGTTTATCTCGGCGATGGGTTCGGCCAAATTGGCCAGGTTGTCGGCAGCGTCTTGCGTACCGTGCCCAGTAGCGCAAGGCGTACCGGACTTGATTTCTTGAATGAGGGAGCGGCGCTCGGCACGCGTCATGCCTTGCTTGGCCAGGATCAGATCGAGCTTGCGAGCGGCAATTAAACCGGCCTGGGCCTTGGTTCCCTCCTTGACCGAATCGGAATCAAGGAGCGCGTCGGCAAAACCCTGCTCTACCGCCGCAGATCCGCCGATCCAGCTTTCAGCATCCATCAGCTTTTGCATGGCCTTAAGCTCGCCGCCGGTGCGGGCGGCGTAGATATCAGCCATGGCAGCATCGAACGGCTCCATCATGTCGGCCACTTCGCGGAATTGGTGGCGGTTACCTGCCGCGATGGTCCAGCCGTTGTGGATCATCAAGAAGCCCGACCGGGCGACCTTGATCTCATCACCGGCCATGGCGATGATCGAAGCGGCAGACGCCGCCAGACCTAAGACCTTGACTGTTACGTGACCGTCGTACTCGCGCAGGATGTTGTAGATCGCCAGGCCTTCGAACATATCGCCGCCCGGGGAGTTGATATTGACGGTGACATCAGCACCGCCCATGCCTCGCAGTGCTGCCGAGATGCGTTTGGCTGTCACGCCCTCGCCGGACCATGGATCAAAGCCAATTGGGTCGAGAACGGAGATCGTGTTCTTGTCGTCAGTTGCGGCAGCCTGAAGGCCTTGGTTCCAGTTCTCCATGGCCTTTGGCATCAGATCAAACGAAACGCCCGCGCAGGGGCGACCCGCCGGCGCTGCCGGAAGGCTTCGAATTGTCATAGGGTTACTCCATGATCAAGCGGCCAGAAGCCGTGGTAGCGATATCAGTGCATGAGCCATCATTGGCCCATCAGGGTTCCCCGTATCCAGCGCCTTGGTGGCCAGCTCAAAGGCCTCCTTAATTGCGTCCTTGTCGCCGCTCTGATTGGCGGCGGTGATACGCAACATGAAGGCTGTGGCCGCCGCTGACATACCGGCAGACTGTTTGCCGAGTTGATCAAGCGGCACGAGCGCAGACTGGACTGTGAACGTATCGCCACCAGGAATCGGAGCCATGTTTTCCAGGCGCCGCACTTCGTTGCGGCACATCCAGCCGTTTTGCAGGGCTGTGTTGTACCAGGCGCCGCGACCGGCGCTGTCAGCGCGCAGCAGGCCTTCTACCGCGAACTCAGCGAAGAATTCGTCAGCATCCGCCTCTCCAATCAAGCAGCGCGTGATTTCCTGCTCGATGTTCACCAAAAGAGGGCGGAGGCTGTTAGTCAGAAAATGTAAGTTTTGAGCCTCTACAGAGCTGGCCCAGCTGGACTGCTTGTCCATGTGCCCAACCATAAACGGAGGAACCCGGAACCAGCGGCACATTTCCTCAATGCTGAAAGAACGCGACTCCAGCATCTGCGAGGCTTCGGGGTTCATCGTGATCCCCTGGTACTTCAGCCCGGCCTCGGCCACCATGATCTTGCCGGCGTTCTTGGAGCCCATGAACGAACCAAGACTGCTGCGCAACTGCTCGCGCTGTGCCGGGGTTAGCGTCTTGTCGCTGGAGAGAATCCCGGAGGCCTGCATGCCCTGGGCAAAGACCTTTGCGGCCGCCTCTTCTACTGCCATGGCTGATCCGAAGATCTCCTTGCCAGTCGTCACGGGCAACATCCCGCACACGCCATCCAGGCCAAAGCCGCGGATGTGCATCAAGGTTTTTTCGGGGATGTCACGCTCGACACCGTTCTCAGTGTAGGTGTACTTGAGCCGACCATTTTCCTGCCGCTTGACCCGCATGCACTGCGGCAGAAGCGGCACCAACGCGATGATCCGGCCCGCCAACATCTTCTTCTCGACGAAAGCGTTGCCTCGAAGGCAGATGCTGGCCACCACCAGCAGCATGAAGCGCTGAGGGGTCATTTCCGAGTTCGGAACCCGGCACAGCAGCCGATACAGCGGATGGTCAGTCGCAGGAGCCCTTGAGCCATCCGGCAGGCGCCGGTACAGCTTCAACGGCAAAGTCGATACCGACTCCGAAAGCAAGCGGACGCAGGCCCATACCGTAGACAGCTGCATAGCTTTATCAACAGATACGTGCTGCCCGCTGACCGAACTACCGAACCACTCCTGCCAGAACGAGCCATCCTTTAAGCCGATGGGCACACCAAGCCAATTTTGAAGAGTGGCTTTGATTCGCCCGGGTTTCTTTTCGCGCGCCATCAAAGCCCCACCATAATTGGATTGTCGAAAAAGCCCTGTAGATCGCCGCAACCCACCGGGTTCAGCGCTATGAGCGTGGTTGCGTCGAACGTGGCCATCAGCGGGTCAATCTTCGCCGAGCCGCTCACCTGCTTATTGATTGCGATCGCGTTACCCACCGCGACCGTCCTGGCGTTACCTACGCACCAGGCCATCAGACGTGTGCCACCGTGAATGAACTCACCGCCGGCCACTTTACGCTCTGTAGTCTTGATGGCACCGTTGAGCCGCCAGCCCTGGGAGATCGAAACGATCTGCTCCATGGTGATGCCGCGCTCTTCAGTGGTCAGTTCGTCAATGATGTCGCCGATGCCAGCTGAGTCGACACCAATTGCCTGCTTGTCCGGCAAGAGGCCTGCGTCACGAACCTCGCAGATGATATCTGCCACCTGCAGCACGTCATCACCAGGCCGGTCAACAATCGTCAGATCGCCATCGGCCTCGAAGCCAAGCAGGTTTGAAACGATGTCCTTGCGGCGGTCCAGCGCGATCTTGTGGGCCCAGGCGTGCGACCAGTGCAGCCAGCGCCGTGTTTCGCGCTCGCGACCAATCAGACTGAGCCCCAACAGGTCATCCAGCCCGCCACCATCGATACCCACTACAATCACTTCGGATCGCCGCAACAGTTCATCAAAGGTCAGCGAATTGTCGCCAGCGGCCTCCCAGTGATCAGCGCCAGCCCAGCGATCAGAACGAAGGTCCATCCCGATCTCGACGTTAAGGTGCTTTGCGAGAAAACCGCGAATGGCGCCCTCACCTTCCGCCTGGGCCTCTTGGTACTTCTGCTCAATCACCTGCTGGTCGACGGACAGCCCCCAGTTGGGATTGGTGACATGCGCGTTTGCCAGATCCCGGTGCTCGCCCTGCTTGATCATTTCTTGCGGGAACTCGTAGATCACGGGAAGGAAACGGCGATCCTCAATTTTCCCGTCACGGACGTTCCTGGCGTAGTCAAGTTTTGCCTTGAACACTCCAGCAGGCGGCTCATCGGATTGGGTGGTGCAATAGAACACGAAGCCTTCAGGCCGAGAAGCCAGTCCGCCGGTCGCCTCTACGAGCATCTTGGCTGACTTGGCCTGCTTGCCAAACTCCCAAAGCTCGTCGATGAACACACCAGTAGCTTTTTTGCCGGTGACTGTCGCGGAGTCGGCAGCGACTACTTTCAAGTTTGCCTTGTTCAGGTGGTCAGTAATGATCCGGTTGTATTCCTGCACATGGAATCTGGCCTTGAGGTCATCGTCGGCATCAATCATGTCCCTGATCGGCTTGAAGGCGTTGTCGGCAGCTTCCTTCGTGGGCGCCAGAATCAGGAACTCTCCTGATGGTCGAGTGTTCAAGATCAGCGCGGTTAACATGATCCCGGCGGCGATCGTACTTTTTCCGTTCTTCTTGCTCACCATCAGGAAATAATTGGTGATCAGCCGACGGCCGGCCTCTGCGTCATACGCGCCGAATAGCGCGGCCACGAGGTCTAGAACCCACGCCCGACAGGTATCAGCCATCAACGGGCTGCCGTCAGCATCAACCATCCGGAGATTGCCGAACACGTCCAGCGCATCCTCGGCCTGATCGGGAAAGATTGGCGCAAGCGGGACCAGCGACTGACCCTGCACAATACGGTCTTCCCACTCAGGGCAGGCAGTGGTCCATGTTTTCATTTAACGGCCTTTAAGTGACGTTCGCGCAGACCAAACCTGCTGTTCGCTCCAACTTTTGCGGCATCTTCGAGCTTTTGTTCCTTCTTCCCCATACCCGACTTCTTGCCGTGGAAATACGGGAGTGCCGACTGAGCAGCGTTGCGCCGGTCGAAGATTTTCGCGTTGGGCTCATTCATGAGAGCCAGCAGCCATACAAGAGGATCATCCGTGTTTGGCAGATCAGCCAGGCCCTCTTCGTCGCCCTCGACCTGTTGGCCACCGGGCTCAGATACAGCAGGCGAGCCTTTAACATTCTGAGAGGCCTTTAACTTCTCCAGAGCGGCAACAACATCAGGGTCTTTTGCTAGCCTCGATCCAGCAGCCGAAGCGCTGGCGGCCGCGTATCCAGCGGCCTCAGCCGCTTCGCGATTCGAGGCACCTGAAGCCTTGGATTCGACAAAACGGCGTTTTTTGTCTGTTAACGCCATTAACAAAAACCTTTAAAAAGGGGAAAAAAATCGCGCGTGAGAGGGGGAGTGGTCTAGAGTCGAAAAGCTCCGAACTCTGAAGGCACCCCTCCCACTTGCTACACGTCACTGGCGTGCTTCATAGGCAGCGGCCAACGGAAGGCATCTCCAGGCCTTCCCGCTGACGAGTTGAGGGATGTACTCGCGACACACCCCAAACTCGCGGGCGAGGTCCGCGCTTTGCTCACCAGCCCCATGCCTGCGCCTGATCTCAAGAACTTGCAGGTCGGTCAGCTTTCTGCGCCTTGATCGCATGCCAGGTCCGAGCGTGCCGTGCCTTATCGCATCAGCTGTGTTCTCGAGCCTCGTCCCCCATGCAAGGTTGCTGGGACGGTTATCCAGTGAGTCACCATTCAGATGCCGGGCTTCATGCGCAGCAGATGGTGGTAGCCCGCCATAGGCCTTGAGTATCAGTCGGTGGACCTCGAAGCGGTGACGCTGCCTCTTTCCCCCGACCTTGACGCTCAACGTCACGGCCTTGTAACCGTCACGCACCCTGGACTTGATCAGCCTGCCTTGCCCCGACCTTGCGGACACAACTTCCCCGTCCTCGTTGGCGAAGTAGCCATCAAGGTCCGGTATCGGTTGCATTGTCTTTCCTGAGTTAGAAGCCCTGGGCTTCCTCTTTCTGTTTGGTCGAGCTGTGGCAGTGGGCACATAGCGAAACCCACTGGCTCCGATCCCAGAAGATCGTCATGTCGCCGCGATGAGGAGTGCTATGGTCGACCACCGTCGCAGCCGTTACCCGCCCTTCACTCTCGCAATACGCACAGAGGGGATTAAGATCGAGGTGATTGAGTCTGGCTTTCTGCCACTTGTATCCGTAGCCACGCTGGGCTGATGTTTCTTTGCCGGTTCGCCAACTGTCCGGGTTTACCGTGGACATCTGGCGAACCCCTACAGGTGTGAGCCTGGACTTGAGGCTGGGTATCTTGGCCATCAGGTCACCTTGCTCCCATCGATGTACGTCATCGGCATGGCGTCGGGGTCTTGATCACCCTGCTCATCGGCCAGCACTTCGATCATCAGAATCTGCTGGCTCGCTATCTGTTCGAGCAGGGAGGTCTGCTTCTTCTGCTCGGTCAGCAACTCGACCAGTAAGCAGCTCACTTGCTCGCTCATATGCCAGCCTCTTCATCTTGTTGACCCATTCCCGCCGAGCGGCGCATCCATTGCAAGCCATCAGTTGACCGCCTCTACCGTGACCTGTCCTCTCAAGCGCCTGGTGTACACCTCATTACGCCCAGGCTTTTTGACTCTCGCTGGCTGTGGCATGTAAACCGCGATGCCTTGGACTGTGTCGCACCAGACAACCCGCTCAATCTCGTTCCCGTTCACGTAGACGCGGCGCTTGCCACGTCCATCGTTGTAGTGGTGGAAGCTGTCTGTCCGTACCATCACCAACCTCCTGCCCTGTTGGCGCGCCACGATTTGGCGCATTCGAAAACGTGGCGCGGGTTACTTGCTCTGGCTGCGGACGATCTGGGCGTCCACCTGGTCAGCGCAGGTATCCAGCAACTTGATGGCCTTGTCCTTCAGCTCCCATACATCGCCGTTGAAGCGAAGGTCGGCTTCGTCCTGGTCCACCCGTTCACAGGGGATCAGTTCGGGCGCTTCAATTCTTACGGCCTGGGTCTTTGTCACCACCGCCGGCTTTGCCGCGCAGGCCGTCAGGAAGAGGCTGAGCAGCCCAGTCACGAACAGGCTTGCTGTTGCGCTTGAGTTCTTCAAAGTCTTTCCTCGCCTTCTCGGCTTTCTTCTCGCTGGCCCTGATGCGATTTTTCAAGTCTTTCAGGTAGTCTGTATTGCGCTTGGCCTCGGCCCGCAGCGTTGTGATGGTGTCCTGGCTTTCGGTGTTGGCCTTGATGGCGTCCACCTTCGCCTGGGTCTCAACGAGCTTTTCGTTTCGCAGATCCTCGACACGCATCTGCTGGATGCCAACGAGCAACAGACCAACCAAGGCGACGATGATTGCCACTGCTATCGCCTTCATGCCGAGTCCGCCTTTCTGCCAAGGAATCTGATGATCAGGTCACGGATAGCTGTCACACCAATGAAGCCGATGGCGCCGCCGGCGGCGACTGACAAGCTCGGCGGCCATTCCATCCACTCGATGATGCTGCTGGCTGACAGGCTCAAGGCACCACACAGCAGCGCCTCGAACAAGGTGCGCCAGTAGTTCGGCTCTTTGGCGTCATACAGCACGCGCAACAGCGTGATCGTGAAGGCCATAATTGCGCCCTGCCACAGTGGGTTCGAGAGGACCAGCCACACCTGGGCCCAGAAGTCGGGGTTTTTCTCAGGCATCAGGTTCATCTCGGTATCCTCCCGGTTAGGGAGTTAAGGAATGGATTAGCGGGTCGCTGGATTCAGTGCAGCAACCAGCAGCGCTTTACCTTTCAACAGCTCGACATGAGCGAGACTGGCCAGCTTGGTATCAACGGAGGAGTGGCCGGCGAGCATCTTGTCCAGCAGCTCCATCGTGCTCCCAAGGCTATGCACCACGTTCAACACAGACTGCTCATACTCGGCGCGGGCCTTCGCGACAGCCTGGCTTACCTCGTCAATGGGTAGTCCGACACCGGCAGGATGGGCTCGCTTTGACAGGAAAGAGCCATCGGTATACATGACGCCATACACAACCCCATCAGCATGGTAGGCGTCGGGCAAACGGCCAAAGCCCATCATCGAGAACTGCTCGCGCTGATTGGTGTTGAGCAGGTCGCTGGTAATGTAGAGGAATCCCGAGGGATCACTGTTCGAGAGACGCTTCAATGCCGTGGCAAGCATGGCGAGGTCGCCACCCACTACTGCATCGATGACAGCCTGCTTGTCGCGTTTCGCTTGATCGGTCATTACTGTGCTCCAGATACGAAAAAGGCCCGCCGATATGGCGAGCCTCGAAATAGGTGCAGGTGGCTGGTGCAACTCTCCAGCTCTGGCGGGGCAGATCGCCGGGTCACGTACCCTGCCCTCTCATCGCGTAGCCGCCCATTGTCCGCACGGGATTAGACGACGCCTCTACCGACTTAGCCCAGCTGCCTGGGCGATAACCTGCATAACGTGCGTGTCTTCCCACGCTGCCCGCTTGAGCCAGCCCCAATAGCACACAGGTTTGGGCTGCTCATGCTGCCGGTGTTCTTTCGTAACGCGTGACGACCGGCGATACCGCGTCCAGGCCCTGCCCGAAGGCCCACCCTGGCTATGGCTCACGCAACAAATTTCGGGCATAAAAAAACCCGACGCAATGGCCGGGTTTTCTTTGTCTGGTTGTCATCCTGTGATGCACCAAACCGCAGGTTCGAAATCTACGCGGTCACTCGGTCACTGTCAAGCCACCTCTCGGAACAACAAACCACGATCTTCGAGCAGAGCCTCAACCGCGAAGTGTGCGGCAGCAACCTGATCATCCAGCCAAGCCTTCGTGGTGGCACGCCAGCGGCGCAAGGTTCTCTCAGGCGTGCCATCAGCATCCCAGCTATGCAGAACGTAGAATGAAGATGGCAGCCCGTTGCGGCGCTCCGGGATCATCCAAGCCATGACGCACTTGGTCTTGAACAGCTGATGAGCAGGGCTGACAACCCGAGGCGTGAGGTATGCGGCGGCGACCCTCACCTCGTCCTGGTTGATCGAGTACTTACCCACCAGCGCCTGCCACTGGATTTCCGGCAGGGTCCGTTTGATTGTCGATCGGGTCATTGAGTCTTGAGTCAGCCGCTCCTCTGGTGAAAGATCATCGCTTAACCCACCTCCGAGCAACTCATCGTCGAATGTCGCCTTGTACTTGCGCTGCCACGACGCCTTCTTGGTGCCGTCGTGGATCTCGATAGACATCACGCGGCTGATGCAATGCGCTGCATCTCGATACACGCTCATCAGGCAGCCCTCCGAATTCGGCGTGGCGGTGGGTTGTCATCCAGGCCAAGGATGTTGCGCAACAACTTGTCCGCTGACTTGCTCTTGGCGTTGCCCTCGGACACCCAGCGCTTGCAGTAATCACCAAACTCGATGTTGACCCTGGTGGCGTGCCAACTGGCGACCATATCCAGAAGGCAAGCCAACGCAGCAGCACCTCCAACCTTCTCCTGGGCCAGGCCATCCCCGGCAATCTTCAAGAATTTGCGTTCATGTTCCAGCAGGCTCTTGCGCGGCAATGCCGCCGTTACGTTACTCATTTGCGGCACTCCCGAGGCTTTTACAAACCTCCACAATCACAATTTGTGGATGCAGGGCGCAGGCCCCGCAATCCGTGGCTTGTAGCGGAAAACGTGAATATTGGAATCTAACGCCTGTCTGCTCGGCATCAGCACGAGGGGCGATCCTGTCTAACGATCTTGAGGTCGTCATAGGCTCGCACTCCGCACCTGCAGATATTCGTTTGGCCTCATGTCGCTGCGAGCCTGGGCCGATATGGCGTGACGCCAGGCTCGATACGCTTCCTCAGGCGAATCGCCAACCCCTGCCCACGGGTGCTCCTTGGCAAAGCACCAGAAGGTGCCGTGGCGACCGGTGATCCTTGCTTTCGGCAGGCGCCCAGTGAACCCGACCTTTCGGTGCCCAAGCCAATCGGCCACAGCCGGCCAGATGATTGCCTGCTCGGGCTTCGTGAAATCCGTCTTTCCGTTATTCGGATGAACCTCGGCCAAGCCATAGCCTTCATTGCCCACCCACAGCCTGAACCCGCTGGGGATGTGGATCAGGTCGAACCCCTTGCGCTCCCAACCCCAGTCTTCGGGGAAATCCCTGATTGACGCAGCGATTCGCTCGGCTTCGGGGTACTTTGGCTCTGCAGGTGACGGGACAACGACGGCACCCTCCGGGATGATCCAGACCTGGCCCGTCTTCATCGAAGCATTCAGCGCACTCAAGCATTCGCCGGGTACGAATTGTTCGTTTCGCCGGCCTAACAGGCGATCCAGCAGCCTAAAACTTCTCATTGCTCTTCCTCCCCTTGTACTGGCTGGCGAAGGGGCGGCTGATCTCCACCTCTTCCTGGGTGGGCTCACGGCCCGCAAAGTTGACGAACCGCCCGAACTGGCCTTGACGCTGTACCAGACATGAGCCGGCTTCGGCTTGCCTCCCCTTATCCAGAATCAACTCGGTCACGCCCTGCTGGCCCATCTCGGAATCCCGGTCGTAATGCACCAGGATCACCGCGTCCGCGTCTTGCTCAATCTGGCCGCTTTCCTTAAGGTCGCTGGCCTGCGGTTTCTTGCCTGGCCGATTGGCCGGGCCTCGATTGAGTTGCGCCAGCACCAAGATCGGAATCGCCAGTTCACGGCTTAGGTTCATGATGGCAATCGACACCTTGGCTACTGCGTCGGCACGGTTCTGCGACTTGACGTCAGTCCCGACAATCTGCACGTAGTCGATCATCAGGATGTCGAGCCCAACCTCGCGCTGGAGCTTCAACGCCTCGGCGCGGATGGCCGGCATCGTCAGGCCTGGAGTGTCGAGCAGGTAGAGCTCTGCCTCCTTGATCTTCCCGGCGGCGACACCGATCCGGTTCCACTCCTCTTGCTCCAGGCACTTGACCTCATCCATCCGACGCAGGTCTACGCCGCCCAGGCTCGCAATGGTCCTCAGTGTCAGTTGTTCGCCAGGCATCTCAAGACTTACCACCAGTCCTACGCCGCGCCCGCGAGTAGCAACGTGATTCATGATCTGCAGCCCCAGCATTGTCTTGCCGCTGCCCGGTCGACCTCCAATCACCACCATCGACTTCTGGCGAAGGAAGCCAATCAGCTTGTCGAGATCGGCCAGGCCAGTGGATAGTTTTGGGGGCGCCTTATCGTTGAGCACGTCATCCATGTGATCCAGAACCATCGGTAAAACATCGCTCATCCGCTTGTAACCTGATTTGCCAGATGCCTTCAGGTCACGCAGGTCGGCCAGCGCCAGATCACACTGATCAAGGATTTCATCTGCTGGCAGATCGTCATAAACGCCGCTGTCAACGATTCGCCCAAGGTCGCGAAACTGACGCACCAGCGCCCACTTCCTAACCTGCTGGGCATAGCTCTTCCAATTAGCCGCCGATGGGACGCCTCGGCATAGGTCGATGGTGTATTGCAGAGTAGATGTCCCGCTGGGCAGATAGCGCTGAATCGAGCCCAGCGTCACCGCATCAACGGGCATACGCTGCGCATGACAGTCGCAAATCACATCGAACAGCGCAGCGTTGTCCTGGTGCCAGAAGTCGCCAGACTTCATCTGCGAGATGATCTCGTCCAGCATTCCGGCGCTTTCGTTGAGCGAGGCGATCATGATCGCGCCCAGCACGCCCTGCTCGGCCTCGAGACGGTAATACTTGTCCTCGTGGTTCATTTACGCCCCCGCGCCGATTCCCAGGTGAAACCGACCAGCAACGCTTTGTTCTCGCGCAAACGGTCAAGGGCACGCTCACCGATGTATTGGCCCAGGCCTTGGGCGTTGAGGTTGGACACCACAACTGTCGGGCGAACCAGGTTGTACCGGCGATCCAGCACCTCATGCAGAACCGACAGCTCGTAGTGAGTGCCGGCCTGGGCGCCAATCTCGTCGATCACCAACAAGTCGAAACTCGCCAACTCATTGATCACATCGCCCTCGGTGTAGCCGGCGGTGCGATCCATCGAGCGCTTGAACACGCGGATGATCTCGGCGGCGGTGGTGATCACTGCCACGGCCCGGTGCTGACGAATCACGTGCTGGACGATGCCGCTGGCCAGGTGCGTCTTGCCGTTACCGACGTTCCCGCACAGCAGAAGGTTGCGCCCCGCCTGGAAGTGTTCGCCGAAGTTGTCGGCATAGCCCTGGCACGTTTCTAGCGCCAGAGTCATAGCTGGTGTCGCGGCGCGGTAGGTCGCGAGAGTGCTATCGGCAAACCGCGGCGTGATGCCGGAGCCTACAAGCGCGCTGTTGACGCTTTCGGCTTGCAGGTTGGCCAGCGCCTGCGAATGTTCGTCGCTTCCCCGTGACGCTACGCGCAGGCCATGGAACTGGCATTGTTTGCATGGTCGGACAGCCATAGAGCCGTCGAACTGCTCAACCTCGGAGCGATCAACCGCGCCGTGGACCGGGCACTCGCCGGCGAAGGTGCGCTGCTCAGGCTGGCGGCGGAAATTAGAACGCTGGGCCATCTTCGCCTCCTTGGTACATATCCGGGGTGTGGGTGGGCAGGTTGTTGAAAGCGTTCGCCTTTGCAGCCGACGCCGGTACCAGTTCATCAGTCCAGCGCTCCCCGTTCAGCCAAGTAGACGCCATCGGCACGTATTGCCCGTCGTCCTTGGACCAGTCGCGGGAAAGGCGGTGACTCCCCAGGGCGGTCAGCAGGGTCAGTCGTAGCTCGATAGATGGCTTCAGCTTCTCCCATGCCTTGCGAGCGTCCTTCTTCGACTTCTTGTTGGGGTACAGCTTCCAGAACATCTCGAAGGATTCAGCCAATTCCGCTTCCGTTGTGCACATAGGTTTTTCAGTGCTTACTTGTTTTTTCAGTCCTTGCTTACCTTCAATACTTACTAGTGTCGGATTTGCCGGATACGGTTGAGCCGTATCCGGTGAAGCCGGAAGCGGTGAAGCCGGAAGCGGTGACTCCGAGACGAGATAATTGATTTCACCCAGCACGCCAGACTCAGAACGATCCTGGCGGCGTTGGACGTAACCGGCGCTGATCAGCTCCTGCAGCAGTCCGTAAACACCATCACGGCCGGTGGGTTTCCCTGAGGTAGCTGTTTCGCCGCGCAGGTGGGCAACGGAGATTTCCCAGTGATCTGGCTTACCCAGCAGGAACACCAGTACTCCGCGAGCCGCCCAGCTAAGCCGGCGGTCCTCGCTGATCGACTTGTTGAGCAGGTAGAAATTTCCCTCGGGCCGAGGGGCGCGAATGATGCTCATACGTTTAACTCCCGGCATACGCGGGCGATGAAGTCGCGATAAGACTCAGCCATGACGAACCCCTGGTTTTCCAGAGCTTCGCGATAGGCCTTTGCCGAGCCGTACAGCACCCAGCGTTCGCGCTCGGGCAGATCCTTGAAGTGGGCGTAGGTTGGCCAGGGCCCGACGATTACCGGCGTTGTGCGGGCGTCCTGGGGGTGGACGTGAGAGTTGATAGTGGTCATTGCAGCGTCTCCCCAGCCTTGCGACCCAGGCTTGAGCCCATGGCCTCCACAGAGCCACCAGATAGGCGCAACACCAACAGGCGCAGTGCGGTGGTGGAATCTATGGAAAAAGTGCGAGCCTCGTCGAGCGATAGCCCGGTCGGAGAATGATCGTTGAGTAGTCGCCGGACACGATCGCTGTAGTTGAAGGCAGAACAAGCCAGCGCTTGATTGGTTAGCCCGTCGAACGCTTCGTCCGGCAGGCACTCTGCCGGATACACAAGAACGGGGATTTTGTTTTCGGGGCGCGGCTCTCCCGCCAGCAGGTGACGGCCCATTGCCTCGAAGTGATCCTTGGCAACTTGCGCGGCGTCGTGCCCGGTGCGCCGCCGGAATAGGACCTTAAGCGCATAGTAGGCCCGGTAGAGGTCAATGTGGGTGTCATCGCCATCTTCAATGGAATACTCAGGCTCGGCGATCACGTCCAGCACGTCCTTCACTACTTCGAAGCACTTCAACAGCAGTGCGGCGTCGTTGTTTTTTTCATACAGGTTCTCGTCGATGCATTCCATGGGCAGCACCTGCGGAGGAATATCCAATACTTTGCTCATGACTGGGCCTTCTGGACCAGGCGGAACCGGCCCTCAAAATATGGGTGAGTCGCCTGAGTAGCGGTGACCATCGTGGATTCGGAAACAAAGCGGTGGAAGGCAGCCGTAACGTGGTGCTTCGACCAAACGAGATACTGCGAACCTAGCGCTTCTTCGTGGCCGTTGCGGACCATGCCGGCAGGGTTAGGCTGACTTGGCCAGACCCTCAGTACGTAGTCGACTACAGCACCCGAAAGCCCGTGGCGCTTGAGCATTGTTTCCTTCACGCGAGTGAGCGACTGACAGTTCTGCGGGCAGTGATCCCACACAACTGTCTGGCTCAGATCCTCGACCCTGCGTTCGATCCGCTCCAGCGCCACCTGCTGCTCCCGCTGCTGGCGCTCAACGGCCACCAGGTGATTCGCATTGGCGGCAGTGATCTCGGCTTGGGTCATCGGGCGCGCGGCTTGCTCTTCCAGATCGTGAAGCCGGCGAATCACTTTGTGGCGAAGCGGGATGCTGTATCCGGTAATCAGCGTTTCGGTCAGCTCACGGTTTAGGTGGAAATTTTCGGTGTACCCCCGCGCATCCTTGTCTTCGCGGACATGATCCAAAACTGGATCATCTTTCAGGGCCTCCAGCATTGCCCGAATGTCACGGATAACGTGCGCGTGAAGCTTTCCGGTCAACTCCGCGATTTCCGAGCTGGTCATGGTGACGGTATCGCCGCCTTGGAATTTGGCGATGGTCATTCATCACCCCCACTTTCCCGCGCCACGTTTTCGGATTGCGAGTTTTGTGGCGCGGATTCGCCGAGAACCCGGAACTCGTCGATAGCGCTATAAACTCCGCCGAATCCGGTGTCGTTGAAGTATTTCGCCACCTGGAACAAGTCACCAATCCCTTTCCCGCCGTCGTGAAGGTGATCCAGGTGCATGGCCTTGATAAGTGCGTGCTGCCACTCGAGCACATCCTTGGCCGCACAAAGCTGAAACTCCGCTTCTTGCGAAGCCTCTTGCATGGTTGGTAGTGGTCCGTTCATTTGGCGGCTCCCTGGTGAGGGATGTTTTGCAGCTTGTAAGCCGCCGCCGCGCCGGCCTCGGCCATTGTCATCGACAAATAAGCTAACGAATTGATCGGCCAGCCGGCACTCATGGCGAGTTCATCAGAGAGTTCGCCGTGATTTGCTGCATGCGCGATGAGCTCACCGATAGCGGCAACTCCGCTCAGTGTGCTGATCTGGAATTCGTCGTTGGTGTTCTCTACGCACTGCAGCTGTTCGACCTGGGCAGGCGTGAGCTTTGCCCCCTTCGCGAAGGGGGATGGAAACTCGCGCTCAACGTTGACCAGCAGCTGGTTCCACATTGGAGGCTTCATTGTGCGTCCTCCGCTTCGTATGCTGCCTTGAGCCCGCGCTCAGCTGAGCGGGTGAGCGCGGATACAACATCACCAATGAAGCCCAGGGTGCGAACCTCAGACAGGTACGCGATCTCGCCATCGTTGATTGCGTAGGCCAAACGACTGCACAACTGGCTGATACCGTCCGACAGATCGGATGCGACTGATAGCGCTTCGATCAAGTTCGCGTCCGCATTGATGTTGAAAAGCTCGGTGTATTCCATCCCGAAAGAGCAGGGCTTGAGCTTTGGGAGTTGCGCCTTTGATGGCGTAGTGGTAATTTCTGGGCGTGACATATCGTTCTCCTGAACGAAGAAGTACCGAATCACTCGCTGCGAACGAGTGGTTTAAGAGGCCCGCCTGCGAAGCGGGCTTTTTGTTGCCTGCGATTTAGCCAGACAGCAAAAATGCTGATCCACAGGCCTTCACGCGGAGGCCTGCGAATTGAGTGTGAGGAAGGTATCTACGAGACCTGGGTCCCAGCGTACGGAACGCCCGAACCTCAGCGGTTCAGGGAAGCCAGGAGTCTTCGACCAGCGCCACCAAGTGGTGCGGCTGACTTGATACTTGGCGCAAAGCTGGGCAGCAGTAGCCCGAGCGCCATTAATAGGAAGGTTAGGTCCATCGGTGTTGCTGTCGGCAATTTGAGCCATGGTCGATCTCTCCAATAATTGGAAAAACCGAGGAGATCGTTCTGTAACCGCGCCAGAGCCTGCGAATAGATCGAAAGCTGGCATGTCATCGGAAATGACACTACTGCATGTGCACACAGTGTTGCGCAATACGCAGTACGGTAATACAGTCCGTAGGTGTACGAAATAGGCACATGTGCCTATCCGGACACTAAGAAGCCGTCTCAAACGCTTCTCCCCTCGGGGTTGTGTACTGACCTAGCTGGTATACAGAAGACGTTGGTAGCGTCTTTCCCGAATAGGCCCCGGCGTTGGTAGCGTCCGGGGCTTTTCTTTGTCTGCAATTCCGTCAGGTCTGGTCGCATAGTAACGGCACGTTTCATAACGCCGCAAGGCGTGCGAAAAGCACTCTTTTCCCCTGTTTATGTCTCTTTATGTGCCTTTTTGTCCCTTTACGTATCCTCTCGTACCCTGACGCCCCCAAAACTTTGCGACTTTAGTGATACCGCCCGTCGGATTATTCGCATTCAACCGAAAATCGAGGCATTTCAGCTTCTGCCGATATTCATAGAGTTTGTTCATTGCCTGGCCTGCTGGGTACTGGATGCGCATACAGAGCCATCAGGCCCACGTGCGTGGATCGGGAATTCAGTGGAAGATTCACCTACCTTGTGGCGAGCTTCGACCTGAGCAATAAGCTCGCAGAGCGAAGAGGCTTTGATCGCGCCACCGGTTACGATCTCGGCAAGCATTGCCTTTTCGGGGCTAACCTTTTGCGACCCGGACAGCCAATAAGAAACCGTTGCTTGAGACACGCCGAGGGCATCCCCGGTCTTCGACTGGCTACCGAAATGATTTATTAGCTCGCTGATTTTTTGAGCCATGAGGCCGGCCTCTGATAAGTCTTTTTATAGACTGCACAGAAGCAGACTTCTTTGCAACCCCATAAGTATCTTTATAGGATCAGAGGATGAATCTATCCGACCGAATCAAACTTGCCCGGAAGAAAGCAGGACTTACCCAGTCTCAGCTTGCCGAATCCGTTGGTATCGCGCAGACAGCCATCAGCCAACTCGAATCTGGGAAGACGCTGCGATCTTCCTATCTGGTTCAGATTGCCAGGGCATGTGGCGTGAACAGCACATGGCTAGCATCCGGGGAAGGCGAAATGCTTTCACCAGAAGATGTTGCGACCTACTTCAGTAGTGAGCTTGAAGAGATCCTCCGCGGCGAACACGAGGATGACGCAGCGCTCAACTCCGCATTGCGAGACAGGATTGAAGAGCTCAGGAGTGCGAGCCGGTACGCACCTTCCAACTCTCTTCTGACGGAGGAAATACCCTATCTGATTGAGCTGGACGACCCTCGCGACCCATCGAAGACGGTCGTCGAGATTAGCGTAAAGGTTCATCTCGACCTCAACACCGAAATACTTTCGAAACAAGGAGTGCTACCCGAACACGTTGTGGCGGCAGCGATCTCTGGTAACTCAATGACCCCAGTTCTACAGGACGGCGGCACCGTTGTTGCTCACTTGCGCGAGACTCAAGTCGTTGACGGTCGCATGTACGTGATAGACCACGGAGGACAGATCAGGGTAAAGGCGCTCTACCGACTGCCAGGCGGCGGCGTCCGCATGAAAAGCTACAATACCTATGAGCATCCCGATGAGACGTATTCGGTGCGCGAGATGGAAGACGCCAACATCCGCATCATGGGTCGCGTCTTCTGGGGCGCATCATTTTACTAGCTCAACCACAAACTCCCGAAAAACCCGGACCACCGGGTTTTTTTTCGCGTACCGGTTAGGAAAAATCAGCGACCTGGTAAAAATAATAAAAATACTGCTTGATCACTTCTATAAATCTGCTTATATTTTTGTCCATCAGCAACGAATGTGACGGATGAAAGACATGAGCACGGTTATCAATTTCGGCAAGCTCCAAGGCACCACCGGCGTACTTGCTGAACAAGAGCTGCGTGCCGCCCTTGCTGTCTGCGCTGGCTTGGCCAACAAGGAAATCGCTCGTGTCGTTGGCTGCGCTCCCGGCACCGTCAAAAAATCTATTGAGCGTGTTTTCCACAAGCTCGGCATCACTAGTCGTTCGGCAATCCCGACAGAACTGTTCTGTCGTGGCATCGCGCGCCATCTGGTAGTGCTGATATGCGCAATCCTCACCGGTCATGCTGCCATCAGTGACGACCAGATGCTCCGGGTTCGCCGTGGTGATGGTGAGCGTCGGGTCGAGCTTCGCATGACGGCGCGGCGGGTTGAGGGTTACGCGATCGCATAAGCAGCGGCGAGCGCCTTTGCGAGGGCGCTGTCCGGTGCAGAAGCATCATGTGGCATGGCAGGCCGAGGCACGGTTAGGTGAGGCTCGCTTTGGCATGGCAAGGGCTGTTTACAGCGGTCTGCCCCTTCAAGGAGGGGGCTTTCCGGTGGCGATAGTCACGACGCGGTTCGGTATGGCAGTGCAAGGTCGGGCATGGTCCGGCTAGGCATGGTGGGGCAGGGGCTGATTCAGCGTTCAGCCACTTTTCTCGAGGTGGTTGAGCGGTGCGGAAGCATCGATTGGCGTGGCCGGCCCTGGTGGGGCGAGGCAGGGTGAGCCATGGCGAGGTAGGGGCGGTAATCCGCACGGCGTCATCAGCGTTTCTGGTGACAACTTGAAAGCAACTTCCATCGAGGCTGCTTTCAAGTTGAAAACGCAAAGCAACGTGCATCGCATCGGGCGAACAGGCACACGCAGCGAAACTAAGAGGCATCACCATGCAGACTTTGAAAGTTAAGATCATCGGCACCCGTCCGCTTCTGGTTCACGCTGACGTCTTCGCCGACCCGCTGAACAAGTTGACCAAGGCTCATAAAGTATTGACTTCGAAACGTAAAAAGTCCGACGAAGATCATGAGCTTATTGCGCGTAGCGAGTGGCGTGGTGGTCTTTACTTTGCCGATGATATCGGTCCCTTCCTACCTGGTATCAACATCGAGTCTTCACTGGTCGCAGGCGGCAAACTTTCGAAAATGGGCACTCAACTAAAGCGCTCGGTTGAAATCATGGATTCCCGCTGCCCAATTATCTACACAGGCCCGCGCACAGTTGAGGGCCTTTGGGATCAAGCGTTCTACGATGCGCGCTCAGTTAAAGTTGGAACTGCCCGCATCACGCGATATCGCCCACTGTTTCGCGAGTGGTCGACCATCTGCGAGATCGCCTATGACCAAGAGTCGATCGACCGCGCCCAGGTGTTGAAGTGCCTGGAAGACGCCGGGCAATACTGCGGCGTCGGCGACTACCGCCCGAAGTTCGGCCGCTTCACTGTCGAGGTGTTGTGATGAGCATCGTTCCTTTGAAGCCGAACACCTGGAGCCTTGATAAGGCGCTGGAGCTGTTCTTCGCCGACAAGTTCACCGACGGCCAGCTGATAAGCCACGCCTGGCTTGAATGGGCGCTCAACTTACCGAAGCCAAAGACTGCGCAGGAAATGGTTAATTGCCAGTTCGTGATTCTGGATCGTGTCGAACAGTTCAAAGAAGCTCTGCTGACCAAGCATCAAATTTATATTGTCTCTGTCCGGGGCCAGGGCTATCGGATTGTACCGCCATCTGATCAAGCTTTTATCGCCGTTGATAATGCTATGCGTGGCGTGCGGCGCGAGTTCAACAAGTGCCAAGAGGTAATGAAGAACACTCGCTTCGCCGAACTTGATACTGATCAGGCAAAGCGACACACGGACGCACAAGTAAAAGTCTCGGCACTTACCGGGATGGTTGGAAAAGCCAAGCGGGATGTTTTCGGTCTATTCAAGGCATAACTTCCGAGAAGTAACACATCAACGTTTATTGATAGCCAAGTTAATCGGCACGCTCTCGGCTTGCCAGGAGAAAGTGAAATGAAGCTGTTCAAGTTCTTGCTGTCGTTCGTGCTCTACCTGTTCGCAACGCTGATTTGGTTCTCCGAGGCCGTGCCGGTGATTTTCGATAACCCCAGCGACTTCGAGCTGATCGGCGGCGTGTTCGGCATCTGCGTCTGGATGATCGTCACCGCCTCTCTCGTGATTTACGTAATTCAAACCCCGCGCAAAAGCGCACCCACTGAAAGGAAGTAATCATGCTCGGTAAATTGTTCGGCAAGAAATCTGGTCAAGCCCGCGCTGCGGTATCCAAGCTGGCCAACCGTGACCTGATGGAGGCCGTGGTCTACGGCTCCATTTACGTCGCTGCGGCTGATGGGGAGCTGGAGGAAAGCGAGCTCTCCAAGATCGAGACCATCCTCAGCAACAACCCGGCCCTTCAAGGGTTCGGCGCGGAACTCTCGAACACCATCGACCGCGCCAAGACCGACTTCAAGTCTGGCGCCCGCATCCTTCGCCAGAACGCGGAGAAAGAGCTGGGTGACCTGGCGCACTCGCCGGCCGAGGCGCTGACGGTTCTCAACGTGATGCTGACGGTGGCCGAGGCTGACGGTGAGATCGAACCCCAGGAAATGACCGCCCTGGAGCGTAGCGCCAAGCTGCTGGGCCTCAACCTGAAAGACCACCTGTAACCATGCTGGCCAGGTTCGGCACCCGGGCACGTTCGCTGGCGGCCTACGGGCTCGCCGGTAGCGTTGTCTTCGTCGACTCGGCCAGTCGCATCCTCTCAATGGTGGGCGACCTGGTCCTGGTTGTCCTGCTGTTGGTGGTGCTGATGGCTGGTAAGTCAAAGCCCATTTGATCGGTCCACAGTGCCGATGGAGCATATTTGCGCCATCGGCCGGGAGAACACCATGAATTCACCGAATTACGATTCCCGCACCGCCGACAAGTTTGTGGTGCGCCTGCCCGACGGCCTGCGCGCCGATATTGAAGCTGCAGCGAATACCGGCGACCGAAGCATGAACAGTGTTTTCATCCAGGCCGTGCGCCAGTACCTGGATGGGCAGAACCGCCAGCAGATCCTGCTCGACGCGCTGGCCAACACCGTCACCACTCCCATGTCAGTCAACACGATGCACATTGACGATCGCGTGAGGATGGCCGCTGATGCGCGGCGCTACGTATGGCTTCGCGATACGGCATACAACACCCCGCGCCAGGATCTGGTGCCTCGCGATAACCAAGGAACCATGCTGGTCGGTGCCGAGCTCGACGCTGATATTGAGCGGGCTATGACAGAATACCCAGGCTGGGCGGAGGTTGAGCAATGAAGCGCCGCCAGATATCCCCCTCTGCCCTCCCCGCGATCGGCCAGCCCTTCGCGGGCGGCTTCTACGCCGGCCGGATCTACTTCGATGGCGCCGAGTTCGCACTCATCGACGCCGGCCGCGAGTTCGAAACCACCGCTCACTGGTGGGATCAGGAGGGCCCCAAGCCTCGAATCCGTGGCACCCAAAGCCGTTACGACGGCATGGCCAACACCAAGGCCATGGCCGAAGAAGGCAGTGCTATCGCCCACAAGGTGCTGGGGATGAACGTGCGCGGCTCCTGGGGCTGGCACATTCCATCTATCGAGGAGCTGAACTTATTGCGCTCCAACCTGCTCCAGCTTGAGGACTGGGGACGCGATAGCTTGGGGCCGATAAAAGACGCGCCGAATGCATTCGCGTGCACCCATACCTACTGGTCCAGTACACAGAAGGAAGGGTCGGCCACGGCCTGGTGCATGCACATGCTTCCGTGGAGCTATCCGGACAGCAACTGGGTTAGCCAATGCAAGGGCATCCGCCCGGTGAAGGTGCTGCAGATCAAGGCCGACGCCTTTGTGCACGACCCGGCGAGTGATGCGCGGGCCATCGAGAAGATCGCCGCCCAGGTCGACCTGCAAGGCTTGACCGCCAGCCCGGCGGTGGCCGAGGTCCTAGGCCAGTTCATCAACGAGGACACCGGGCGATTCTACGGGCGCACGGATGACTTGCTCGCGCAACTGGCGATGATCGCCGGGGAGGCTCGACCATGAAAATCGTCATCACCACGATCCTGCTGCTTATCGCTGGCCAGGCCTCGGCCGATGAGCAACTGATCGACGTTCAGCACGACAGCGTCCGTGGCGTCACCTGCTGGATATTGAATAACACCGGGATCAGTTGCCTGCCGGACAGTTCGCTCCTACAGGTGCCCGCCAGCACATCCACCGACGAAACTCAGGCGGCACGGGCCTCTCTGGCGAATACCGTGGGTAAAAAAGGGCAATTGACCGCCACCCCGCCCCCACAGGAAAAGGGGCTCCAGCTATGAGTCGCCTAAACGGAACAAAGGGCCGGCGCCTGATCGAACTGTTCAACGCCCTGCAGCGCAGGGAAACCACCTTCGGCCAGATTTACGCAATGTCGGCTTCTTGCGGTATCGACGCACGCCGGGTGCTGGCTGACCATTTTCAGCGGGGCGCAAGCAATGAGTGAAGATATGACCAGGGCAGTCATAGCAATGCCCTTTGAATTGGCAATGGGCAGCGAGATATCCCGCCGACAGTTCTACGCCAGAGCCCAGACTCTACTCGCTGATCTCGACGAAGCGCGAAATGGCATGAAGCATTCGTTTGCGATCCGCCTGAAGAAGCGAATCGAAAAACTCGAAACCGAGCGCGATCAGCTCAAAGCGTTCGCCGTCGAGATGATCAACGCCAGCTTTGAGGGCGGCGGCTTTGAGGGCGGCGATATACAAGACATCGCGGTGAAGCACGGCATTCTGCGGATCGAGCAGCGCGAGGACGAGTGTGGCGAGGCCTGCGCCTGCCGTGATTACGGATTCCCTGCTGAGTGCTATCGCAAGACTCCGATCCTTGGCGGGACTGATGAGGTAGCGACACCAACCACGGAAAACGAAAACGTGTCGCGACACGACAGGGGGTAGGTATGTTTCTGACAGCAGAGGAAGTTGCCGACCTGACCGGCTATAAGAAGCCAGGGGCGCAGATAAAGTGGCTGACCGCGGAACGCTACGGGTTCGCGGTAGGTGGTGATGGGCACCCGAAGGTGCTGCGCCAGGTTGTCATCGGGCGGCTGGGTGGTATTCAATCAAGGAAGGGGCCGGAGCTTCGGCTGAGTTGAGGTGAAGATCGATGCGTCCGCGCAAGAAGGACCGGCACCTGCCGGCGTGCATGTACCAGAAGCACGGAGCTTACTACCTGGTCCGCAAGGGCAAGTGGAAGCGCCTGGGCACTGACTTTCAGGCATCGCTGGCGGAATACGCGAATCTCCTGGACAAGGGCAGCCAGGGTGGAATGCCAAAGCTGATCGACGATGCGCTCGAACAAATGCGCACCAGGACAAAGCCGCCCCTTAAGCCGAACACCCTCAAGCAGTATGAAGCGGCATGCGAACGGCTGAAGGAAAACTTCGCCGACTTCGAGCCCCGCGAGGTACTTCAGCGGCACGTCGTCGCGCTCAAGCTTCATATGGCGGACACGCCGAATATGTCGAACCGGGTTATTTCGGTACTGCGCGCGGTCTTCGCCTACGCCCTGGAACAGCAGATCGTCGACTCGAACCCCTGCATAGGCGTGCGACGCCACTTGGAGCACAAGCGCGACCGCTACATCACCCACAGTGAATTCCAAGCGATCTGCGCCAACTCCAGTGACAACATGCGCGTCATTTACGAGATGTGCTATCTGACCGGCCAACGCATCGGCGACGTCCTGGCCATCCGCTTGGCCGATATCAGCGCGGCGGGAATCGCCTTTAAGCAGGAGAAGACGAACGCCAGACTGTTGGTGCAGATGACGCCCGACCTGGAAGAGCTGATAGCGCAGGTCAAGGCCCTGCCCCGGAAGATCCGTGGGCTCACCCTATTCTGCTCCCCGCGCGGAGGGAAGCCGGTGCACTACAGCTCGGTGAAGGACGCCTTCGCCATCAGTTGCAAGAAGGCCGGCGTCGAGGATGCGAGCCTCCACGACCTGCGTGCCAAGTCGCTTTCCGATACCGACGACCAGGGCAACGACGCTCAGAAACTGGGCGGTCACACGGACGCAAAGATGACGCAGAGATATCTGCGCCTGCGTAAAATCAACGTTGGACTGCCACCCAGAATGCCGCAAAAGGCTGATTTAAAAGCATAAAAAAAGCCGCATCTCTGCGGCTTTTTTGGGCTGAGCGAAAGC